ATTTTAATCTTGAACGTGTAAAACCTAAAGACAATGACTATTTAGATAAAACTCCTGCTAAGAATTCACCAGACCTAAGTAATTTTAGTACATCGTATCTGCAAAAAGTTGCAGCAGGCGAGCATCCGAGACCTATGGTCGATAAAGACGATGCTAAAAAAGAATTAGCTAAAAGACGTAATGAAAGTGTTTCAGAAGCACCTATCGAGATGGATCCAGCAGATCCAATGGATCCAATGATTCACAGTCATGATAAAGCCAATCCTGCTAAATTAAAGTATCGCATGCTACGTGCGGCCGGACAACTAAAAGATCTAGCCAGTCGAGCTGAGAATGCCAGTCCGGGCGAGTGGCAACTAATGGCTCGTCAGTTTGACGAACTAAAAATGAATATGGAACAGATTCGCCACGCTCTAGAAGAACTAGGTAAAATAAAAAGCAAAGGTGGCATTAGGTCAAGAGGTATCACTGTATGAGAGCAAAAGATTTTGTACCGCCTAGTAAACCTCGTAATTTTGTAGCCAAGAATCAAAAGACTGCAGGTGCTGGCGCACACAAAGATAAAAAACGTGCAGAGAAACAAGGCAATGTCAAGCACAAGCAGAAACAGTTTGAAGAAGATGTAGAGCAAGATACTAATTCAAAATAAAAAATATCATGGACGAATTAGACGAAATTAAAAAACTTGCAGGTATTAACGAATTTCGAGGCTATCAGCCGTATGGTGGCAGCAACATAAGTATTACCGGAAATGAAAAAGGTGAACTTATGAAAAAACATAATATTAAACCAGGCACTGATGAATGGTTTCAACTGTGGTTTAGTAAACCATACTTAACTGGTGAAAAACCTGTAGGAAAGTAAAAATGGTCGAGATAACAGAATCAGCAAAATCTAAAATAATGGATCTATTGCTAGAAGAGAATAATCCCAAGCTGGCATTACGCACATTTGTACAAGGTGGCGGGTGCAGTGGTTTCAGCTATGGCTTTACCTTCGACGAAACAAAGAACGAAGACGATTTTGAATTTCCTATCAACGAACAATACAATGTGTTTGTCGATGCAATGAGCATGCAGTATCTACAAGGTGCTGTTATTGATTACAAAGAAGAAGCAATGGGCAGTCAGTTTGTTATTACTAATCCTAATGCACAATCAACCTGCGGCTGCGGCAGTAGCTTTTCAGTATGAACCCAAACAATTACCCAGTATATCCAGAGGACGACGGTTATGACACTCCAAAAAACCCTTACAGCCCTGTGTAATAAATTTATCACAGGTTTGGCCATTTATGGCATCAGCATGAGCCTAGCCTATGCTGGTTACATCGGACAAGACATTAATCCACAATATGATTGGTGTGACCCGAGGTTCTGTTGTCCTCCAGGAAATTTAGATGAGAGCAAGTGAATTTGTTGTAGAAAAACGCCGCAAGCGTAAGCCTCGGTGGGCTGCTTATGGCCCAGGGCCGTATGGCGGTTACGGGTATGCTACTGGATACAGTGGCGATGGCGGCAGCAGTGGTGGTGACGGAGGCGGTGGTGAGAGCATCGAGCATGAAAACTTTGCAGATGGTAAAAAGCCTGGTCGTAAAGGACTTGCTAAACGCAGTGGAGTCAATACCAAAGCCAGTGTTAGCAGCCTAAGAAAAACAGCTAAAAATTCATCAGGTGAAAAAGCTCGCATGGCGCACTGGCTGGCTAACATGAAAGCAGGCCGTGCTAAGAAGAATAAATAACAGTATGAAAATATCAGAAATTTTAGAATCAGCAACAGCAGGCGCTACCAGTGCTGGTAACGTAGCTATAGGTGCTGTATACAAAAATAAACCCGGAAAAACGGCAAAAAACAAAGACGGAACTGCCAAAAACGCATTAGATCTTAAAGGAACTAATCTGTTAACTGGTGGGTCTTTGGTAAAAAGATAAATACATAATACACTTTTAGGAATGTGAACATGGACTTCAAATCGTTAATCAGCAAAATAGAAAGCATCGACGGCAAAATCGATACTCCAAAAGCACCACAGCTACCCAAGTCTGTGCAATTGAATGAAGACGCACAACTGCGTGTTCTAAGCGGCCGTACTACTTACGTTGCTGAAGCTAAAAAGAAAGCTGAAGAAGACGTTAAAGAAGCCGACGACATGAAAGTAGGCGATAAGAAAAACATCGCTACTGGCACTGTTGAAAAAACAAAAACAGGCATTGTTCACAAGAGCAGCAAGGCCTATGGCGGCAGTGAAGAAAAAGAAGCTGATGAAGATGACAAGCCAAAGAAAAAAGCCAAGAAAGAAAGTGTAGAACCTCAGTTTAAAAGCAAGTTCATGAAAATGGTCGAAGCCAAGAAAGAAGAAGCTGCTGATAAGAAAAAGAAAATGGCTAAGAAAGAAAAGATGGCAGAAGGATCTAAGCCAGACTTCTTAGACGTTGACAAAGACGGCGACAAGAAAGAGCCAATGAAAAAAGCTGCTGCTGACAAAGGCGATGACAAGCCAGCTGGCAAGAAAGGCATGAGCGACAAGCAGGCCAAATATTTTGGTAAGAAAACTGAAAGCGCAATGATGCCTAAAGGCAAAAAGCGTCCAGTTAAAGAAAGTGTAGAAACAAAATTATCTTTCAAACAAATGGTACAGTTGGTACAAGAAAGTGGTGGTCAACAACAGATTGATCCTGTAGACAAAGCTCTGTTTACCTGGGCCGAGCGTGTGGCCAAGAACAAACTAGGCGAAGGTATGAAAGCTGATCTGTACGCAGGTCTAGTATACGAACGCAACGGCGGTGTATTTGAAATGTACGATGTACTATCAGAAGACCAAAAATAATTTTTAGTTTGGTAAACAAAAGCCAGTCATAGGTTGACTGGCTTTTTTTATGACTATATAATAGTTGTATAGGAGAGAACAAATGACAAAAATGTACGGGCCAGAAGAAAAAGCCAAATTAGAAAGATTGATCAATGAAGGATCAAATGTTCTACGAGAAGTCGAAGACCTGCAAGAGGGTCTCAAAGAAACTGTGAATGCTGTTGCAGAAGAATTACAGATCAAACCCAGTTGGATCAACAAAGCAATACGCATTGCACACAAAGACAATTGGAAAGATCACGAAGCTGAATGGAACGAGATCGAAATGATCCTCGGCGTAACAAAAAAACTGCCTGAATGAATGAACTATTAAAACCTACGTTTGATTGGATTAGGGATGATTGGAATTCTCATCCCTTACGGTTTTTTATTGAGTTACTCGCTTGGGCTATTAGTATTGGTTGTTCAATCACTATGGCTGTCACGGTTCCCAATCCGCCATTACTTGCTCTATATCCTGTTTGGATCGCTGGCTGTGCCATGTATGCTTGGGCTGCTTATACTCGGAAATCATTTGGCATGCTGGCTAACTATATCTTGCTAACCGCAATTGATACGTTTGGCCTAGCAAGAATGCTAATTAATTAAATAATGTGAGAAGGTAGGCGGGCCATAAACCGCACATTGGTATTTGCAAGCCTAAAATTGCATAGGAGAAAAAAATGAGTTTCGTGGACGCATACTACGATCGCGACAATGACACTATCCGTGTCGTTGAACGTGACGACAAAGGGCAGAGGCATTTCAAAGACTATCCTGCCAGACATATATTCTATTACAACGATCCCAAAGGCAAGTTCCAATCTATCAAAGGTGAACCCCTTAGTCGAGTAAGTTCAAAGAATGTTAAAGAACATCGCAAAGAACTTGCTATACATTCAAACAAAAGACTCTACGAGTCAGACATTAATCCTATCTATAGATGTCTTGAAGACCATTATCTCAATCAAGATGCTCCAAAACTAAATGTAGCATTTTTCGACATTGAGGTAGACTTCGATCCAGAACGTGGTTATGCATCACCAGACGATGCGTTCATGCCAATCACCGCCATTGCTGTGTATCTACAATGGATGGAGACCATGGTATGTTTGGCTATTCCCCCTAAGACTCTGAATATGGAAGAAGCAACTAAAGCAGTCGCAGAATTCCCCAACGTCATGCTGTTTGACAACGAAGCAGACATGTTGAATACTTTCTTGGATCTAATACAGGAGGCGGATGTGCTGAGTGGCTGGAATTCGGAAGGCTTTGATATTCCGTATACCGTTAATCGTGTTACTAAGGTTCTCAGCAAAGAAGATACCAAACGATTTTGTCTATGGAACTGTTTGCCTAAGAAACGCGAATATGAAAAGTTCGGTAAAACTGCCACCACATATGACTTCATCGGTCGTGTGCATATAGACAGTCTTGAGCTGTATCGCAAGTACACTTATGAAGAACGCCATACATATCGATTAGATGCCATTGCTGAATATGAACTAGGTCAAAGAAAGACCCAATACGAAGGCACACTAGATCAATTGTACAACAACGATTTTAAAACATTCATTGAATACAACATCAATGACTGTAAACTGTTGGATGATCTAGATAAGAAACTGAAATTCATCGATTTGGCTAATACAATTGCACACGAAAACACAGTGTTGTTAGCAACCACTATGGGTGCAGTGGCTGTGACTGAACAAGCTATTATCAACGAAGCTCACCGCAGAGGTATGATAGTTCCTAATCGTAAAAAGATGGAAGAGCACGGAGACACACAGGCTGCTGGTGCTTACGTTGCATATCCTAAGAAAGGCATTCATGAGTGGATCGGTTCGCTGGATATTAACTCACTGTATCCTTCAGCGATTCGTGCGTTGAACATGGGTCCGGAAACCATTGTAGGGCAGTTGCGACAAGATGGAACCAAGGATTTTATTGCAGCAGAAATGTCCAAAGGCAAATCTTTTGCGTCAGCTTGGGAAGGTATATTTGGTAGTCTCGAGTATTCCGCAGTTATGAACAAAGAAGTAGGTAGAGAAATCAACATCGACTGGGAAGGCGGCGGTTCTGACACTTTAAGTGCGGCACAGGCCTATGATCTTATATTTGACAGCAACCAACCTTGGATGATCTCAGCTAATGGCACTATCTTCACATATGAAACAGAGGGAGTGATTTCAGGACTGCTGGCTCGTTGGTACAAAGAACGTAAGGAAATGCAGGCCAAGCTGAGAGAATGTATCCAAGCTGGCAACAAGATTGAAGAAGAATACTGGGACAAGCGACAGTTGGTCAAGAAGATTCTGTTAAACAGTCTATATGGTGCGATTTTAAATCCGGGCTGTAGATTCTTTGATAACAGAATTGGTCAGTCAACTACACTAACTGGTCGACAAATTGCCAAACACATGGCATCAAAAGTTAACGAAATTATCACCGGAGAGTATGACCACGTAGGCAAAGCGGTCATATACGGTGACACAGACTCTTGTTATTTTTCAGCGTATGCTACACTGAAAAAAGACATTGAGAAAGGCCTGATTCCTTGGAACAGAGAATCAGTTGTTGAACTTTATGATACCATAGGAGATACAGTCAATGGCACATTTGTCAAATTCATGCAAGATGCATTCCACGTCCCCCGAGCTAGAGCCGAGGTCATCAAAGCAGGTCGCGAAATTGTTGCAAGCAAGGGACTGTTCATTACCAAAAAACGATATGCAGTGCTCTACTACGACAAAGAAGGCAAACGAGCAGACACAGAAGGCAAACCAGGAAAAATTAAAGCGATGGGGCTTGATCTCAAGCGTTCAGATACCCCGGTTGTTATACAAGACTTCTTAAGTGAAGTGTTGACTAAGACACTAACTGGCGTGACCAAAGAAGAGATCCTGCAGTATATCACTGATTTCCGCACAGAGTTTAAAACTCGACCGGGTTGGGAGAAAGGTAGTCCCAAACGTGCTAACAATATTACAGAATACGCTGCCAAAGAAAAGAAGGCAGGCAAGACTAACATGCCCGGACATGTCAGAGCTTCATTAAATTGGAACACGTTGAAGCGAATGATGGACGACAAGTACTCAATGCAGGTAGTAGATGGCATGAAAGTGATTGTGTGCAAGATCAAAGACAATCCTATGGGGTATACTTCTGTGGCCTATCCTGTGGACGAACTGAGATTACCGCAGTGGTTCAAAGATCTGCCTTTCAACGATGCTGAAATGGAAACCACAGTGATCGATGAAAAGTTAGGAAACCTTATTGGTGTATTGGAATGGGACATCAGTTCAACAAGGTCGGATAATACATTTAACAAATTGTTTGATTTTGAGTAATTTCTAGGTTGCTTTTTACTCAAGATCTAAATATAATCTTAATATACAGGAGAATTCTCAATGAAAGATATTTTACAAGACATCGTTAGCCATACGCAGAATCTAGGCTTCTTGACCACAGTCAAGGTAACAGGCACAGATAAAGGCACAACTGTTAACTCAATGGCCGATGACCGTTCAGTTATCATGGAGGCAGAAACTGCTAATCCATACCCAGATATGATCGGTGTGTTTGGTATGCCGCAACTCAACAAGTTGAAATATCTCTTGGAAGGTGCAGAGTACAAAGAAGGGGCAAAGATCAGTATTACCACAGCAGAACGCAATGGTGAAACTTTGCCAGTGGGTCTACACTTTGAAAACAAAGACGGCGACTTTAAAAACGACTATCGCTTTATGAATCAAGAAATCATCAATGAAAAGATGAAGACTGTGAAGTTTCGTGGCGTTAAGTGGGATGTTGAAATTGAGCCGTCAGTGACCTCTGTGCTTCGCTTTAACTTCCAAGCAGGTGCTAACTCTGAGCATCCTACATTCCTTGCCAAGACAGAAGGCGGCAATCTTAAATTTACGTTCGGTGATGCATCAACACACGGCGGCGAGTTTGTATTTGCACAGAACGTTGCAGGTAAACTTGATCGTGGTTGGACTTGGCCTGTGTTGCCAATCTTGAGCATTCTTAAGATTGCAGATACCAACACCACAAAGATGTCGTTGAGCAATGAAGGTGCTATTCAGATCACTCTAGATAGCGGACTTGCTACTTACAAATATATCATCCCAGCACAAGCTGCCTAAATATGATCAAAGGTTTACAAGGCGTAACAGGCATTACGGTTGGTGGCGGAAATACCGCCCTACCATATGTCGGTCCAAACTCAAGCAACCCAATGACTGGGATGATGCGTATCCACAACACCGAACTAGAAGTGTTTAACGGATCAAATTGGCAAATGCTATCTACCAGCTATGCCACAGTAGGCCTAGATCAAGATGTGCTAGACATTATACAATGGGCTCGTAAAAAACGCCAAGAAGAAAATGATTGGTACAAACTTGCTTCATCTAATGAAGCAGTTCGTATCGCATTAGAACAACTAGAACAGGCAAAAACAAGATTAGAACTTACAGCAATTTTATCGAGAGAATATGAAACAACCAATTGACCTAACACCTTTACAGAAAGACTATGCTGTGTATTTGCCAGCTATCAGTTCTTTCTATTCAACTTATGTTGCAAAACAACGACTAGAAGAATTTGTTTCTAAAGATCGAATTCCTGCGGGATTTGATCGTGGCATTGAAGGCATGAACTTCTTAAATGCTGATCAAGGATACTTTACCTACAAGTATGCTCTGTATTCAGCAGGTCACGCACAGTTAGATCTTGAAAAGTCAATGACTCAAGAATCAATGATACAAGACCGTGATCGACCTAATACAATGATTTTAGGTGATTCAGGTGGATATCAGATTGGTAAAGGTGTTCTTAAGTTTGATTGGTTGAACTTTGAAGGGCCAGAAGCTACTAAGACTCGTCAAAAGATTCTTGAGTGGCTTGAACTTACTGCTGACTGGTCAATGATGTTAGACGTTCCAACATGGGCATGTGATCATATTCATTCACCAAAGACTGGATTGAAAACATTCGAAGACTGTCTAGAAAAGACTCGCTACAATAACGATTACTTCTTAATGAATCGGTTAGGTCAAACCAAATGGCTTAATGTTCTGCAAGGCGGAGACTGGGATACTGCTGAGAAATGGTATGCTGGCGTTAAAGAGTTTAGCGACCCCAAAGGCAAGTATGCCGGACGTGAAGCTGAAGGTTGGGCATTTGGTGGTGCTAATATGTGCAAGATGGATATCACCCTCAAACGTCTAATGACTATGCGTGACGAAGGTATGCTAGACGGCAAGAACTGGATTCACTTCTTGGGTACTGCACAGCTAGACTGGTCATGCTATCTAACACAGATTCAAAGACAAATACGTAAACATATCAATCCAGAACTTACTATCAGTTTTGACTGTGCAAGTCCGTTCATTGCCACTGCTCACGGACTTGTCTATACAAATGCACAGCATACCAACAAGCGTTGGTCAGTGATCATGGATAAGGCTCCGGATAATAAAGCACTTGCTGGGCGTCACGACATTCCGTTTCCTTTTGAAAGTGAGTTTGCAAGTCGATTGACTATGGGTGATATTGCCTATTACGATTACGGTGTTCGTAAGACTGATCAAGAATTAGCGGGTAAGAAATTTGATCATCTAAATCCAGAACACTATCATACTGTGCCCAAACTAAACAAGTTAGGCAAGATTCCGAACAAGACCAGTTGGGATAGTTTCAGCTATGCATTAATGATGGGGCATAATGTTGAATGTCATATCAAGGCAGTACAACGTGCTCAACAGTTAATGGACATTGAATGTGCAAGATTTAAACCAGACTGGAGAATGAAAAGTATTGAAGGCAAAAAAGAAATTGAATTCAGTGATTGGGTTCCAAACAAAATTCTTTACTTTGGCACATTCGTTGAAGAACTATTCAATACTAGAACTAAAGCAGAAGCATTTGACATGATTGAGACTGCTGGACTATTCTTGAAATCGTTAGAAGGTGCTCGACTACAAGGAGGGCCTGCTGCAAATACTTTTGGTAGTTTGTTTGAGTTTGATGATGGTAAAAAAGCTGGAGAAATTGATTTTGCAAATCCAGATGACGATGACCTAAATAGTCTTGTAGCCGAATAAGGAGTTGACATGTATCAAAATAGAATAAAGCATCTAGAAGAAGCGCATCGTGCTTTGGACAAACAAATAGATACTATGGAGAAAACCGGTATCTTTGATGACCTAAAAATAGAAGAATTGAAGAAACAGAGGTTGCGTTTAAAGGACGATATTGTTATACTTAAACACAAGCACGAAGCAGTGATGCAAGAAGCACAGGCAGAACAAGAAGCAAAAAGAAACGGACTAGAACTATGAAATGTAATACATGCGGTCAAGAGGTTTCAACCAACTGCGATTGGCAACAAGGTCGTTGCCCGCATCGAATTCCATTCTTAAATGATTATCATTTTCGATATCTCAACTTAATTAACTCAATCAAAAACTGGTTTAAACGATGAAAAGAAATTACGAGTCAGGTGTTACTGATGCTATCACTTTCTTCACTGGGATAGAAATCGAACATACACCTGCATACGGAATGAAAACGCTGTTTGTTGTCGGGGAACATGATCCGTATGTAATCATGGAACTGGCGAGAAATCATAAATGCGAACATATCTACTTCGGAGCTAATCAAAGTTTCAAAACGCTAGGCGTCAATGATTCAGCAACGTGGCGTCCTTGGGAGAATATGATTTATGTATGTCTCGATGCTGAAGATGGATTTTGGTGTACCTTAGACTTTGATGTTAAAGAAACAGAAGGACTGCTTGAAAGCGGTCTTACAGAAAAGCGTAGATTTATTCCGCAGATCAGTGTAAAATTACCTTATCTAAATCAACTGGGCTATAATGCTACATTAAAGATAGATGACAAAGATTTTAACGCAAGCAATCCTGGGGTGTGGTGCCATAACCTGCAGGACCTATTAGGAAGAGATCGCTTCACTAATTGGGATCAATATGGCAAAGATGAGATTATCAAATGAGTGGTGGATACGCCGTAGCATCAACTGCAAAGGTTCCAAGAAGGATTCCAAGGATTACTGGTGCTAATACAGTTAAACGTGCAAGACAATACGTAGAAGAAAGACCTATGAAACTAACATTTAAACAAAGAATTCGCAACTGGCTAATGAACGACAACGACGATGCTGAGTACGGTAATTCTATCAGCGTTGACGAAGAAGGCCCGAATATTCAAACACAGTCATTTAGATTAAATGTCTACAGTGCCGGTGGCGGAACTATTATCGAAACTACCAAATATGATCGTCAAAGAGACGACCACCGTCACAGCCTGCATATAGTCACCGACGACAAAGACCTTGGTGAAGAATTATCCAAAATTATCACCATGGAGAGTCTAAGATGAACACACAAATTCAAGAAATTCTAAATAAGTCAACAGAAGATATTATGGGTGTTCCTGTCGTCAATCAAGAACTATTTGCTAGACTTCTTATAGAAGAATGTGCTAAAATATGTTTTGAACTTAGATTTACCACAGAAGGTCCTGCAGAAGGTGCATCATATCAACGCACACTCTGCGGAACTGCAATTAAAGAAAACTTTGGACTTCAAGGCAAAGGCCCAATAACTGCAAAGAACGTAAAATGATTATTAGACAAGACCAAAGACCTAACAAAATGATTTGGGTTACCTTCCGCAAAGAAGGTATTCACAAATATCCGGCCGCACTTACAGATGCCAACCTTGCTACAGGTGATGAGTATGATGTAAGTTTTCTAGGATATCCACATCGTCACATCTTCCACTTTAAAGTTTGGATTGGTGTTACGCACGATGACCGCGATATCGAGTTCATTCAGTTTAAACGCTGGTTGGAAAAACTGTACGCAGAAGGTACACTCCAACTAGACTACAAGAGTTGCGAGATGATGTCAGGCGATTTGTTTGACGCTATCTCCAATAAGTATCCAGGTCGCGAGATTTGGATTGAGGTCTCCGAAGACGGAGAAAATGGTTCATTCATCAAATACTAAAAGGAACATCGATGAAAAACTACAAGGACTACAGGTACTTTGAAAATCGTCCTGACGTTGTGAAAGTGTGGGAAGACCTTGAGGCCTACCACGATTGGTGCAGATTTCAACTCTGCGATTTCAACCCTGCAGATCTCTATCGTAGAGATTCTCAAAACTATGGATCGTATCTTGCCAGTAAGCGGCCAAGACGTCCATATCAAGGCAACAGACCAAACTTTCAAAAGAGAGGTTAAAAAATGGCACGAGTTTTTCTTATTGATCTAGAAGCAGTTGAGACACGTTACACAGGTCAGTGGAAAACTCATGTGCCTGCGTTACTTAAAAAGGCAGGACACAATGTTCAAATTATATCTGGGCCTGAAGATATTCCTTCAGCCACTACTCCTGGTGCTTTTCTTAATTTTGGTGGCACCAATATATACAAGTCTAGTCAAGTTGAGCAGATGGGCCGGTTATTTTGTAACGGAGCCGTTCATCCCGGCGATCACTTTATCTTTACTGATGCTTGGCATCCTGGTATCATAAACTTAAAGTACATGAGTGAGTTGTTGGGTATTCCCGTAACTACACATGGCTTATGGCATGCTGGCAGTTATGATCCACAGGACTTCTTAGGACGTCTTGTTGGAGATAAACCCTGGGTACGTCATGCAGAGAAGAGTTTCTACCACGCTTTTGATCACAACTACTTTGCCACAGACTTTCACATTCATATGTTTTACGAGAATTTGATTCAACCTGATCCGGATCGTAAAGTAAGTATGTACAAGACTGTATTTGATGATACTTTATTCACCGACAAGGTTGTTCGCACAGGATGGCCCATGGAGTATATGACTGATACTCTACTCATGTACAAGAATATGCCCAAGCGTGATCTTATCTTGTTCCCGCATCGTATTGCTCCTGAGAAGCAGGTCGAAATCTTTCGTGACCTAAAACATCATTTGCCTCAATATGAGTTTGTTGTTTGTCAAGATCAACAACTAACAAAAAATGAATACCATAATTTACTAGGTGAAGCTAAAATGGTGTTTAGTGCTAACTTACAAGAAACACTAGGCATCAGTTGGTATGAAGGTGCTATAGTAGATGCTATCCCAATGGTTCCCGATAGACTAAGCTACAGCGAAATGGCGATGGACACATTTAAGTATCCTAGCAAATGGACTGAATCGTTTGACGCTTACACTGTACATCGTCCAGACATCTGTAAAACAATTATAGAGCATATGGAAAATTACAGAACTCGTATACCTAGCCTAAATAAACAGGTAGATATACTAAAAGAAAACTTTTTTAGTTGCAATAAACTATTAGAGATGTTAAAATAATATAATATATGTCATCCACGACATTAACTCGGAGAAACTCAATTGACAGATAAAAAAGAAACAGGCCTAGACGCAATGGCAGGCGATGGCGGATATCAAGAAGCATACCTAGGCGATCACATCCGCTTTAAAATGAAACGTGAGGGCAAACGTTTCTGGGCAGGTGACAACATTAGTGATTACCTGCACGAAGGCGACATAGAAAAACTAATCGACGAAGCAACTCCTGCATTTGAACAAGTGCTAGATAGTTTGCTTATTGATCGTGAAAACGATCCCAACAGTAAAGGTACTGCAAGACGACTTGCCAAGATGTACTTTAATGAAATTATGGCAGGTAGATATGAAACAGCACCAGACGCAACAGCATTTCCAAACGACTCACAAGACCGATACGAAGGTATGCTGGTGGTACGTAGTGAGTTGCGCTCTATGTGCTCTCATCATCATCAGCCCGTTAGTGGTGTCGCTTACATTGGTATCATCGCCGCACAAAAACTTATCGGTCTTAGCAAGTACACTCGTATTGCTCAGTGGTGTGCTCGTCGCGGTACCTTACAAGAAGAACTCTGCAACGACATCGCCAGAGAAATAATGAAGGCTACAGATAGCGAGAATGTAGCTGTCTATGTTCAAGCTATTCACGGATGCTGTGAGAATCGGGGCATTATGGCACACAGTTCGTTGACTCAAACAACAGTACTCAAAGGTACATTCAAAGACGACCCTCATACAAAGAAAGAGTTCTTTGATAACATTAAACTACAACAAGAGTTTGCTCCGAGGTAATTATGGGTGATGGTGGTAAAGGATCTAAGGCAAGACCGTTTAGCGTTAGTCAAGAAGAATTTGCTAATAGTTTTGAAAAAATATTCGGTAAAAAGGATAAAGACATGCAAGTAAGAGTAAAAGAAAATACAGAAGATATCGGTCGGTGCGGATGCGGTCGCAGCCCAACAGGTAAATGCATTGGCTGGCACGGACTGTCAGACGATATGTATAAACATCAATTAATGTTGTACATGGAAGATCAAATGCGCAGTGACGACGAAGCGGGCACCAATAATATAATCCGAGGACAACAATGAACACTGCCAAAGATCTTACAGACAATCTAATCTTTCGTGCTAAAAATCTACAAGAGTTCGTTGTAGAACGAGATTGGGAACTTATTCCTGCAGGTGTTGTAAAATTTAATATTCAACATACTGTAGGCGAGCCTGCTCGTATTTTTGTACACGCAATGACACGAGAAGAAGCAGAACGTCAAGTTGACGATTGGTTCGGTGAAGGTGTGGAATGATTGATAAAACTCCCTGGGATCGATTGAAAGAGCAATTTAAACCAGATGGCAAAGGTAGATTTAAAACTACTGATGCTATGAAGATTGCTGTTCAAATAGATAATGAGAGAATCCAATTAGAGAAAAAGGTGTGGGGATTAAATAAAGAAATAGAAGCATATAAGTCTCATCTACGGGCAGTGACAAAACAATGATTAAACCCCTACGTGATGACCTAATGGTGCAACAGCAAGTAGATGATGCCTGGCAGCATTTCGTTGGTGTGATTATGCTGAACCAAACTGGTCGAAAAGCTGTAAAGACCACACTACCCGAATTCCTATATTGGTTTCCCACAGCGTTGGCACTGCTACACGCAGAAGAAGAGTTTGTCAAAAGCATAATCCAGCCCTTGGGAATGCTGAATGTTCGTTATAATCGATTGATTAGAATGAGTCAAGACTACTTGACTTGGGACGGAAATGATGCTACAATGTTATATGGCATTGGAAAGTACGGCAGCGACAGCTATGAAATTTTTTACAAGAACAATTATAGTGTAGAGCCTACTGATAAAGAACTGATAAGATACCTCAAGGAAGAAGTTAATAATGTTTTTGAAACTGCTTGAACGTCTAGGTCGCAAACGTATCATTTTTGATCGGGTGAATAACGAACCGTATCTCGAACGCTATTATCTGTTTCTTAAAGAAAGAAATCGTTTTCCATTCAACATATTTTTACATAAATTTCTTAAAGGTGATCCCGACGATGTTCACGATCATCCGTGGCCGTATGCTACACTAATATTGAAAGGTGGGTACTATGAATATACTCCTAGTTTCGAAAATGGCAAGATGGTTGGAGAAACAAAGCATTGGCGGGGTCCTGGTCACTTCCGCATTTGTAGTTCTAATAGCTATCATCGTATCGAACTTAAACCTGGAGTAACTGCTTGGACTCTATTCATGCCAGGCCCTCACAAACGTGAATGGGGATTTTTAGTCAACAACAAATGGATACAACACGAACAATATCTCAAGGATAGAAATGAACAAACTCAAAATCAACCAGCATGAAGTAAACGGATTAGTCGGCAAAATCTGTAGAGAACTTGCTACAGGAACGTGGAGACCCGATTATATTGTAGGTATTACTCGAGGCGGATTGATTCCTGCTGTTATGATCAGTCAGTATTTTAATATTCCATTACATACATTGAACGTAAGTTTACGTGACAGTGAGATTGGGCCTGAAAGCAATCTGTGGATGGCTGAAGATGCACTAGGCCCACTATCCAAGGATCGTGCAGTTGATAGCGATACTACTTTTAAAAACATTTTGATTGTGGATGATATCAACGATCAAGGTACCACACTTAACTGGATCATGCAGGATTGGCCTAGTGGTTGCTTTCCAGACGATCCGGCCTGGGAAGAAGTATGGAACAATAATGTTAAATTTGCTGTATTGGTAGATAATCTTGCCAGCAAGTGTAATGTTAAAATGGATTATATTGGCATGGAAGTCAACAAAGCCGAAAACGATGTGTGGATTGATTTTCCTTGGGAAGATTGGTGGACTAAATGATTGATTCGAAAATCAAAGTACATTGTACAGATGCAGGCAAAGATTTTGACATGCATGTACTAGGTTACAAGCCTAAAGCATTTTTAGAAGTTGCATTTCAAACAATTAAATTGCGACTGGTCTATACAGAACGCACACGAGCATTTGTCGGTAGTCTAGGTGGACGTGAATTTGTCATTCGTGAAGATGCATTGCCTACAGAAAGAAAGGAATATCAACGATGAACCTACACTATTCATTAGATGATGCACGAGATGCAGGTCAGGCACCATGGGACGATGTTGTACAAGATGATTTTCATGTTGCTATTTTTAAAGACAAGTATCCTGTAACAGAAGGACACTTGTTGTTTGTGCCTAAATACTCAGCTGTAGGTGTTATCGAAGATTGTTTTGCTGATGCACTTAGACTTGGTCAAGAAAAGGTCAACAGTGGTGAGTGGGACGGATTCAATATCGGTATGAATTGGGGGGAAGCAGCAGGGCAAACTGTTCCGTATCCCCATGTTCATTTGATTCCCAGACGCAAAGGTGATATGGAAGACCCCACAGGCGGTGTTCGCCACGTGATTCCGGAAAAGGGTAACTACAGAAAATGATAACTGTACATGTACCATGGAGTCCCAAGGCAGGTAGTATCCCAATTTGGGATGAAATCACTATAAGCATTATAGAACGATTTGGGTTACCTGGGGACAAATACACCACAGAGTTAACAGACAGCTACATGAACTTTCTATTTAAGGATGAGCGTGAAGGATTAATGTGTCAACTGTTGGTCAGCGACTATATATGAAAAATATCTTGATAGTCATTGTAGCATTTATAGCAGTGTTTTTGATTGTTATCAACAATTGGGAAGGAACTCCTGGTAGATATTACAATTGCAGAGATATAGATTTTCTTCCTGATGTACCTCCCCAAGTTAGAACAGAATGTAGAAAGATGATCAAAGAAAGATTAGAGCAACAACGTAAGCAAGAGCGAGATAGGTCAGATTCAATAATATGAATACCTGGACATTAACTGTTGAAGAAGATGGTATATTATCGTTACCACAGGATCTGCTTGATGCTGCAGGTTGGAAAGAGGGCGATTGCTTACATTGGATTGACAATCACGACGGGACTTGGCGGTTAATCAAAGAAGACTTGACAACTTTTATTAATAATGGTATAATAAACAATGACAACAACTAATACTAAAGGCTCATGGCCATTTGCTCCGAGCGATGTTCCGGAGCCAACTGCTGAAGAACTTGAAACACAGCGTCTAGCAGAACAGCAAAAACTTATTGAAGTTCTTAAATTCACACCACGCACATACAAAATTAGTATGTGGGGCTACGGTGGCGAAAAGGTTATGGGCACAGTAGACAAAAAGATTTGGGACTATTGTAATGATAATCAAGTCGACTTATCTGAAATTGCTTGGAGTGATGAAGATACTGTACAAGAAGAAATGGGGCTTGACCTAGACATGCTGCCATTTACACCAGGCTCGTGGTACGAGTGTGACGACATGGGACACATCAATGGTGTGAGTCGCGATGCAGGCACACTTCAAATCGAAGACGAAAATGGTAACACAGTACTGGAACGCTCTCTAGATAGTATCGACGGAACAGACATCGGTCTGTGTTGCAGTGACGAAGTATGGGCAGGATCAAAGCCCAAAGGCACAGTAGTGTTCATTGGTAGCAGTAATGAAAAAGGCACATTCTTTGAAGGCGAAATTGAACTTCGTGCACCTTTTGATATTGAAAAATTAGAATTAAACTACGATGAGTTCGATGGTGAAGATATTATTACCAGCGTAACCTACGACGGTGAGGATATTGACAACTGGGGCGGCAGCACAGACGGCAAGAGTTCAGACATGAACATGGTTTTGATTACAGACGACCAAGGCAATTGGGAACGCTATTCTCCAGAAGAAAAAGATTGGGGTCATCCTCCAATAGGAACAAGTCCAAGTGACTGGGAAAAGTCACCTAAGTTCAAGTTTGCCAAAGTTAAACCTACTGTGGAAGGTTGGTATAGTGCAGTGTGGCGCAACTTCGGAACTACCTACGGTACATTATATTGGAACGGTACAGAATTCGGCGAATGGGAATACGGACAGTTCAAACCGCAGTCAGGAGTTGATACTTGGCAGGGATATAACTGGGACACTGGTTCATGGGTTAATCAGCCACCAGAGCCAGTAGACGCACAATGCAGTGATAAGAAATGCGGGTGGACTGGTATGCGTAGCGATATGCGTGAAGATGACGACTATAACAATCATTGTCCGTTGTGTGATGGCACAGAATTTGAATGGATTGACTATGATCCAGACACCAAAGAAGGTCGTGCCAATCGTAAAAAGTATTGCAAAGAATGGGATCCAGCTGTGTCAATGGACCGAATTGTCAAAGCATTTCCGAATACAGAGGAAAATAAATGAGTAAAATTAAAATAGCAGAGCTGTTCTACAGCATACAAGGCGAAGGACGTTATATGGGTGTTCCTTCTGTTTTCTTGCGTACATTTGGGTGTAACTTCAAGTGTGCTGGCTTTGGCATGCCTCGTGGTGAAATCAGTCACGAGGCTACTGACATTGCGGCCACACACTCAATGATCGAATCATTTCAAACGTATGAAGAACTTCCGTTAGTTAGCACAGGCTGTGACAGCTATGCATCATGGATGCCAGAGTTTAAAGATCTTAGTCCGATGCTTACTTCAGATGCAATAGCAGAACGTATCATGGAAATCTTACCTTACAAGCGTTGGGAAGACGAACATCTTGTTATTACAGGCGGCGAACCGTTACTAGGTTGGCAACGTGCTTATCCAGATCTGTTGAATCATCCGAGCATGACAGGTCTTAAAGAAATTACGTTTGAAACAAACGGTACTCAGAAACTCACACCAGAGTTTAAAACATTCTTACAAGAGTGGAACCAGAATCCTCCATTTGTTTCTAGAGAAGTTACATTTTCAGTCAGTGCCAAACTCAGCTGTTCAGGCGAAGAAAGGCACGAAGCGATAAAGCCAGATGTTGTTTGTGAATATCAAGAAGTTGGTAATACCTATCTTAAGTTAGTTATTGCTACAGAAGAAGATGCTGAAGAAGCTCTAGAAACTCTAGATATATATCGAGCAGAAGGATTCACCGGACATTGTTATCTCATGCCTGTGGGCGGAGTTGAATCAGTGTACACGCTAAATAACCGTCGTGTAGCAGAATTAGCAATGAAACACGGACTTAGGTACAGTGATAGACTACAAGTGCCGTTATTTAAAAATGAGTGGGGAACATAATGAATAAATGGATTGAAAAATTATTTGGTATTGATAAGATCAGAGCAGAAGCTGAACGATCTGCAATCATCGCAGCCGAGGCTGCTGAAACAGCCAAAGCAGCCACTGCGGCTGCTGAACGTGCCACAGAAGCAGAAGCACAGGCTAAACTATCACCAAAAGAACGTGCAACACGCAAAAAAGAACCGTGGGTAGGTGTACTCGAAACACATGTCAACAAAGATAATGTGCGTAATGGCTTTTTTGAGCTTGACTGGAACGACCTTTTTGTGTTAAAATTAAAGCAAGAGGGATACGGTGAGGACGGGGATAAAGACGAAGAAATTATAGATCGTTGGTTCCGTGAACTGTGTGCCAATGTAGTAGTTGATGGTGATTTTGGCGGTCCTGTAAACACAGGCTTAATTGATATTAAAACAGTAAAGAAAGACAATCTATGACATATATCTTAGTTGATACAGCAAACACATTCTTTCGTGCTCGGCACGTTATCAACGGTGACGCTGATATTAAACTAGGCATGGCGTTTCATATTACTTTAAACAGCATTCGCAAAGCATGGCAGCAGTTCGAAGGTAGCCATGTTATCTTCTGCTTAGAGGGGCGTAGCTGGCGGAAAGATTACTATACTCCTTACAAAGCTCAACGTGCTGCTCAACGTGCTGCTCACACAGAACGTGAAGCAGACGAAGAAAAGATCTTCTGGGAAGCATTTGATACATTCAAAGACTTTATCGCAGAAAAGACCAACTGTACTGTGCTACAAAATCCACGCCTCGAAGCAGATGATTTAATTGCTGGTTGGATACAAACGCATCCAAATGACAAACATGTGATCATTAGCACAGACACAGACTTTGTTCAATTGATTGCACCCAATGTCACGCAGTACAACGGTGTCATGGAACATGTTATCACTGACAAAGGAATATTTGATGACAAAGGTAAAGCAGTCATTGACAAGAAAACACAAGAGCCTAAGCCCGCACCTAATCCAGAATGGCTATTGTTCGAAAAATGCATGCGTGGTGATACCAGTGATAATGTCTTCTCAGCGTATCCGGGTGTACGTACTAAAGGCACAAGCAAAAAAGTGGGTCTTACTGAAGCGTTCGAAGATCGTAACAGCAAAGGATATGCGTGGAACAATCTCATGCTTCAGAGGTGGTCTGACCATAATGGAGTAGAACATCGAGTGCTAGAAGATTATGAACGCAATCGTCGACTGATTGATCTAACACACCAGCCTGATGACATTAAAGAGGTAATTGCAAATACCATTACCACTGCTACCGCTGAACAAAAGAATGTGAGTCAAGTTGGTATAAGATTAATCAAGTTCTGTAATCTATGGGATTTGAAAAAGATTGCTGATCAGGCACAGAGTTATGCAGAACCACTTAATGCGAGATACGTCAATGAAACTCAAACTTTGTCAGTATGAAGACACCTGTGAAATTAAAACAGATACCTGTTGGGAGAACACAATGACAGACATACATGCTAAACCTATCATAGCAAATAAATTTTGGATTGTAGAAGCAAATGGCGAGAAGATTGCTACCTTGAGAAAGGATGATGATAACAGATTTTTTATGAGTAATGAGACAGGCGTAACAATTTACGAAACCAAAGATAGTTTAACCAAACAGTTTGGTAAAAAGTTTTTCACTGTAAAGATTGTCAAAGAAGCCGACACAGCATTGCCTAATGAAGTTCATGGGTATGCCACCAGTGCCGAGCCGCACAATGCCATGTTTGACATTCGCAAGAAACTTCCCTTGTTCACAAAAAGCAGCGATTCAAAAAGTTTATATTGTGCGGGTTACTACTGTATAAAATTTGATAAAGGCTGGGTCAAAAGTTTTTGTCCCAAAAAGATCACACTGGAACGATATCCATATAAAGGTCCGTTCAAGACAGAATTAGAAATGAAACAGGTATTGGCCAATGTCACAAAATAATCTGCCAACTACATTACCTACTATACAGAAACTACTACAGCGAATTCAAGTAGCTGAACGTAGCCAGCAAAAAGAAATACGCATAAGTCTACAAGAAGCTAGAGATCTAACTTCAGAATTAGCCCTTATGACTGTGAAGCTAGGACTAACTGTTACTGAAATACACCAAATGCTGGTGGCAATCAAAGAATCTACCACTCAAATAGACGTTAAATTCGACGGCGGACAGTTCTAAAAAAACATAAATATATACGTGGTTAATTAGGAAACACGTATATGAGCAGACCCAAACCTAAAATTCTTTTAGAATATGCTAACAAAGAAACCTACAAGGTTGAGCAGATCCTTGACTCGGAAGCTATCTGGGCCGTGTTCTATAACGGCCAGCCGTTCAACCTCAAAAGCGGTAGTCTGGTAGCCAGCTATCCTGGACCAAAATATAAAAAAGTCTCATTTTCAAATCCAGGACATGCACACAATTTGGCAAAGAAATTAAATCGATTATTCAAGACCAAAGACTTTGCTGTGTACAAACTCACAGCAGGTGAAGAGATTAAGTGACATGAACAAAGATGCCTATACCAAGGCGTTCTTACAGGCAGCAGAATTACCCGTCAATGAAAAAAATATCAAAGACTATAAAGCTGTGTGGTGGTGGAGTTTTAGAAAGAAAGATCAAGGCGGATTAAGATTGACTGAACAGGCCTTGGAATTCATCGAAGAACATGCTAAAATAAAAACTTACAAGATAGAATTTCCCAAAGAATTTGCGTTTACTCCGCAGGTGTTACTTTGGTTAGATAACTACATCGATTCACCATTTTTCGTCAACAAGAAACATATCATTGTCATGAAAGAAAAAGCCGCTTTTGAACTATATCTGCTTAGTGGTGATGTTCGTAAATTAGGACACAGTAGAGCAATGAGCAAAAGACTTAGCCAAGAATCCACCCCCGAATAATCCCCCCGTATAAATATTTTCACTATGTTTGACCTTAATCCAATGGACGTACTACAACAGCGCAAGCTGAAGACTGTGGCTCCACATTTCGCTGAATTGAATATTACAGATTCTGAGATATTTGAAGGTATCGAAGACTGGATTAAAGTCAAGCTCAAGGGCAGGTATTATATCTGCAAAAAACCTGCTCTGGACAAGAGTGGGAATCTTAGATCTTCACATTTTGTAGGATTTGAAGATCAAAAAGAATTAACTTATTTCATGCTTGCATGCCCACACCTAAGGAGAAATTAATGTCAGAAGAAGTTAAAGAACAAGTCGCAGCACCAGCTGAAGGTCAGCCAGGAACAACTAATCCTGCTCCAGAAGCACCAGCAGCACAAGGTCCTGATCTTAACATCAGCGATCTGTTGGCTGTGAAAAATATCATCGAAGTTGCAACAAGCAGAGGAGCGTTCAAAGCAGCAGAATTGGAAGCAGTTGGTAAAAGTTTTAACAAACTAAATTCCTTCCTTGAAGCTGTATCTAAAAAGGAAGCCTAAATGAAAAGCCTTAAACACATAGGTAGAATTCAAAACACAGGTGCCAAAGTATTGGTAGTGTTTAGAACGTTGCCCGGAGAGTCAAACATGGCTCTAGTATTACCTGTAGCTCAACTGCCAGATCAATATCATGATTCAATTATGACTTTGGTAGAAACAGACCAAGCGCAGGATGCATTTGAGTTTGGCGAGATCATGCACATACGCCCATTCCCGGATGGTAGACCTATGTTGCGGGCCATGCAAGCAGACGGTAGATTAATCAAAGTAGCCACTGATGCTGTAATGATGATGCCTACTACCAACGATACTGTGCTGTTAGCTAATCTCAACACACTGATTGCGGAACAGAAGAACTGTACTGTGGACGATCTATGCACATTTGTAGCAGGTGCGCCGTCTGCTAAAGCCGAAGTCAAAGATGTAGCTTCAGTAAACGATACAACTCCTGCGGTTGATACTGATATCCCTGCTCCAGTACGTGCTCAAGCTGCCGCCAACGAAGCATTATCTGACAAAGATATTGCCAAAAGCTATCGAAGTCAGGCAGATGCTATGTACAAAGAAGCGGCGAGATTACGTAAGGAAGCAGAAGAACTCGATCCTACTGTAAAGAAAACCAAAAAGGTAGAAGAATCTGTTGATGCCTAATCCTTTGTTCAAACCTCCTCGACATCTTGTAAAAGAATGGCCAGAGGTTTTTGAAGATCTTTATATGAATACCATGCCTGTGGCCTATCTGGATTCCGTGAGATTAGATTTCACAGATGGCCGGGTATGGGAAATCGATGTAAAGAATGAACTCACCAAACAGACTGCTGACGGCATCGCTGATGTGTTGATCAGTACTCTTCAAGAATACAAAGACGAAATTAAAAAAATAGATTTCAAAGTTGATGTAGAAAGACTTAAAAAAGACATCAGAGATTCGTCAAAAAACATTTTTTAAGTAATATTCTCTGCTATAAGGTCAGCCATTTGTTTGGCTGATCCCTTTCCTGGGTGTATTAAATCTCGAGCTTGATTGTCAATAGACACCCAATCACTTTCTGTATAATGTGCTGTGGCTTCAAAAAAACTTGCAGAATAGTATCTACATTTGTTTTTCCAAAACTCTCTACTAGACATACTTGTGTAGGCAGCAGTGAGCATTGATTGATATGGATTCATAACTATACTCTCGGAAAAATGTTCGCTGTCCCAAGGACCTATGTGTTCGATATCTTGTTTATTGAATACTGTGAATCTATCGATGTTTGTCCATAAATGTATCACAGCATAAGGTGTTGTAAAATTCTTAGCCAGCAACATAGAATTTATAAAAGAGTGTTGCATTGATGACGCACTGACTCCCATGTTTATCACCGGTCTGTTTAATATAGTCGACAGCTGGTAAGAAATTGTTTCATCCTCAGCCAGGCCAACGCCAACAGTGCATGAACATCCAAATATAACCACTGCATTGGGCCAATCGATTGTGTCCCACTCGTCCGCTCTATATCCATTAGAATTACAATTATATCTAACATCCTTAGTTCTATAGTGCCAATCAGATGGCTGCGTTTTGAGATTCTGCTTAAGAAGATCAGGCGAGTCACTTGATGAAAACTTATCAGAAAGCGGCGTCGGAATGTCAAAAGTTTTTAAGACGGTATAATCAAGATGTGTTAACAAATTTGCTTTGAGGAAAGGATATTTGAGAAAATATTCAGGATATTTTTCTGCACCGCTCCAGTTATACATTTCAAGCTCCTATAATAAACTTATGTAGTTCGTGGGCAAACAAATCATGCCCCTTGGCACTGGGGTGGCAACACACTGTTACCCAATGATTAGGTGTGCCTTTACCGTTGAAATCCCAGAATCCCACGTTCTTTATTCCTTCTTGGTTAAGGCATAAATCTATAAAGGTTGGGCAGTCTTGAGGCTTAAACATTTTATCCCACGGCCATTGATTTACAATAGCGTCAAGAGTTTGTTCTTTGTTTTTATCAAGAATCTGCATGCTGGCTGTGTGTTCAACATGCTTGGTTATTTTTTGATTCTCGTCACGAACAATATTCCAACGAATCATATTTTTAAAATCAGTTTGAGTATATGTTCTATCGAAACCAGGAGTAATAATTAATTTTGCGTTTTTTAACTTACACCAGTTCTCTAATTCAATGACATTAGATATTTGTTCTAACATGCTGGATTTTTCGCTGTGTACTGCGGTACCATATCCTTTCCACAATGTTTTACGCGGACTGTCTGGTTGATCTTCGTGCCACGGCCACATACAATGAAACTTGGCGATCTCATTACTGTCGTTACCCAACTCATCACTAAGGAAATCAAAACGCTCAGGGCCGCTTGGCACATAGATTACAACAAGTTCATCAATGTTATGCCAGTCTATCTGAGGATGAAAGTATAGACTCTTAATAGATGCTCTATTACCTTTGCCTTTGAGTCCAAAATTGATAGCGGTATACTCGGAATTAAAATATTTTTTACAAAGCACATTCACAAATGCATTTTTATGTTGCATAAATGTCCAATCAATGTTACCCTTGTTATCAATTCTTAATTCTTTGTGTGCTAACAACAGCTTGGATTTTTCTGCGTCTGTTAGAATAGGTTCCATAGGAACGCCTGTCTTTAGCATAGACCAATCATGTGTTTCATAGATATCTTGATCTATCGCCCCCTGGCCTTCTACAAATGAACAGCCTAAACTAATTATAGCTTTTCGTGTTCTTTTCAACTCACTGTTTATTGCGGCAATCTCGATGTTATGCATGCGCGACTCCCGAAACATAATTCCTCAGCGTTTCAATTGCTTTAGGCATATTAACTGTGGAATTGTCACTGAGTACTTTGAAATTGTGATCAAGAATATCTTTCATTGAAATAAACCATTGAATCTTTTTTTCATTTGACATAGCTCTGATATCTTTGAGTATTTGAATAATTGCATCTAATCTATCCCACGACTCTAACTCGTCGTATGATTCATCTATAAATCCATGAAACGTTTTATATCCCAACTCTCTGAGATATCGTAGACTGTGTTTGTTACCGTACATTATAAACGGATGCCTTGTGGCAATAGGTTTAAAAGTTTTTTCACTGATAAAGCAGGTATTCTCAGCAAACGATGCTTCACTGACAACACTTACCCATGTGTCTAATGTGGCTTGATGGTTCAAGTCGTGTTCAAATAAATTACCCAGTGGTCCTTCAAACCCATTTTTTTCTGTTTCTTTAAGATTACTTCTAGGATACATAGGCAACATATGCTTATAAGAATTGTACACATCCTGATCTAACATCCGTCCATCATAAAATCCTTTGTGGAATGTAAAAGCATTCATGCTGTTGATCCCATCATCAAGTAATCCATTTTTATACAGACTATCAAATAGCCAGATACGATGGGGTCTGGATCTTTTTTGAAATGCGTTATACAACTTGATATCATTGATATTTTTTGTTTTATAGGCAATTTGTTTTTCCGACGAAGGCAACAGATACCGCTGATTGCTTGCACATTCATGAATGTATTTTTCAAAATGAATATAGGGAATTACGCACATCTTATCATTGATTTGTCGATTCAAACACCATTCGTCGTATTGTTGAGCCACCGCAAGATTCCCTGTGACATATATAACCCTGCTGGCGCTTATTTCATACTGAGCACATCCAGCATGAAACCAATCAAATAGCCAATCTGTATGATATCCCTCGTGCGATTGATCAAGCAATAAGTAACAGTGTTTCTTACGCAGAGCCGATAGTTGTTTCGTGTCTAAAAATGCAAACACAGACTTGCGGTGTGATATGTTTGAATCATAATCGTTGTTAAGATCGGCCGACCCGCACCAATCCCAGGGAGCATGTGCTACTCCAGTTGGTATTATATAATTCGCATATGATTTTCTATTACTCCATTGATCAAATGTCACTGTGTCTGCATCTAATTGATCGGCATACAGGCGTTGAGTTTTGATTCGAGACAGCACTGTGGCCAATGGACTGGGTGGGAATTTACGGATGTTGGAAGTATTTCTTTCCTCACATGCAGTGATATTCAGTAATTCATCGACGTTTTCAAAAATAAAATTCATGTCCTATTCCATTGTTCTACATTAGTTCCATTGGCAACACTGCGACGAGCAATTAGTTTTTGTATTTCAACGTCATCTTTCTGTTGATCTGTAGGTGCAAATAAAGCTCTACTTCTAGGGTCAACATTAATTGGAGGATCTGTCAAATAATACATAGCGATACTGTTTCTTGTGATGCCAGTTGGAGATTTCACGGCAGAAGTTAATCCGTGCCATGTACTTTGTGTAGTATCAAATATCACTGCTCTGTTAAACATAGGCGACACTGTTTGAAATATAGTAGTAGGACCACTGCTATCCGAATTCCAGATTCCGAAATCTCCGCCCCATTCTGTTTGCCATTGAGGAGTAAGATATATTATTAAATTATATTTACGCTGGAGATGAAGCTTGGGATGAATGCTGTAATCCAGATGAGGATTTAATTTTCCTCCTTGCGGATAACAGTGAAGACCACCGCCATGTAGCCCCGGATCTGTATATAAATTCGCAGTCCCAGTTAACCCAATGAGCATATCTGTAAATTGTTTGGAGTTCAAACAATATAACAATTGATATATGCTTTGGGGAAATCTATCCCAGATGTTGCATGTACGTTTAAGTTCAATCTGGTTATTGTATGTACCGTTATACATTCCGGACTCGTAGGCAGGAAAATCTTCTGCAATTTTAGCTGCAACAGATTCCTGTAAAAAATTATCAATAACACAATGCGAATACGCACTGTGATTGAAACTGCCAAAGGCAGTTTCTACGTTTTCTAAATTAATTAAATCACTAACCATCTGTCATTCTTTAAAGTCCAGTGTATAGATTCTTCCAATCGTTGATACACTGGTTGTGGGACCCATCCCATATCTTTCATTTTACTGCCGTCAAGTGCATACCGTAAATCATGCCCCGGACGCTGACTATGAAAATCTAACATTTCGTAATTCAAAGATTTACCTTGAACATCAGCAATATATTGTGCAAGTTCTAAATTGTCAATCTCTGTCGATCCTACGATATTAAACTTTTGACATTTTGCACCTCCAGGATCTGCTGGTAGTTTAGATAGATCTTGTTTGTATAGAAATAATAATGCATCTGCTACATCCCTGGCATGTATATAATGTCGCGACCCTGCTTTGGTTTTTTCCGGGTTCGAATGGATGGAAATTTTTTGATTATCTCTTACACGTTTTATACAAAGCGGAATATATTTTTCTGGGTGTTGCCTTTCTCCGAACACATTCATAGTGTGTGTAATTATTGCAGGTAATTTATATGTGTTTTCATATGCCACAACAAATTCTTCTGCGGCGGCCTTGCTGGCGCTGTATGGATTAGTTGAGTTGTATCGGTCATTTTCTTTATAATTAATTCCGTGGGGTGCAGGGCCAAAGACTTCGTCTGTGGAAAAATAAACGAACAAATCTAAACTATCTAAGTTGCGAGCGTAATCCATTAAATTTACAGTTCCAACTACGTTGTCCTGCACAAATTCCATAGGGTATGTAATTGAACGATCAACATGACTGCCGGCTGCAAGGTGTGCGATGATATCTACTTTGCCTATCATTGATCTAATTTGTGGATTCAATTCTGCTTTTAAATCATGATGCACCACACGCACTCTCTTGCGTACTGCTTCAGGATAACTAGAGACTACTTCATGCAATCTATTCAAATTACCACTGTAATCCAATCTATCTAAAGTTACAATTCTCCAATCAGTTTCAGATAAAAGTTTATCAATTAGATGATGAGCAATAAACCCTGCTCCGCCGGTGATTAATATTGTTTTGCTCATTATACTGTCTCCTTGCAGTCTTTATAGAAATTAGCCAATTCTGGAAATGTATTTACAAAATTGGTGCCACGACGTTTGTCATATTCTGTAAACCAATTAAAGAAGTCTCTACGCCCCTCTTTTACTTTATCTGGGGTATAGATAGCTGATTCCATGTATTTTACCACTCTTTCAAATTTAGCATACTCTAAGTCGTTGAATTTACTACGGTTTTTATCGTCTAAATTGGCTAGAATGAAGTCTAGGTGTCGGATCATGTAAGGCATAAACTGGTCTTTAGGCAGAATATTCATGTCGTACTGTAAAGGTTCTTTTAAGTAGGGCGTATCAAAGCGTATACGCTGCCATTTATTTTGATCAACACCATTATATTTCTCACGCCATTCTAAAATCTTTTCTAATAGACTTTGGAAGTTGGTTACTGTTAGAATATTAAAAGTACACATAAATGTAATCGGTAACTGTGTTTGAGTTAGGTACGTATCTAAGTTACGTTCCCATACAGTTAAATCCAATCCTGTACGAATATATTCAGCAGGTGTGCCCCAAGTGTCCATACTGGTAAAAATTTTAAAATCTTTAATACAGCCTTTGGCAATTAGACTGTTTACCTTTTCTACAAGTCGATCTATAAGGATAGGTTTAACTCCAAAATTAGTATTGATGTTTAATTCAAGATCAGGTAAAGGATTAACCAATAGATCATCTAACAATTTCCATGTGCTAGATTGTAATAATGGTTCACCCCCTGTTATACGCAAGATAGTTAATGTCTTACGAACTTCAGGCCACCAACGCCACCATGCTTCTACATACGGATTGGTTTCTTCTTCGTAAATTTGAAACCAGTCAATGTCGTTGCGATGATTCTTAACCATGTCGTACGGGCCATAATCTTTGATCTCTTTGTAGTAAGCACTGCTGTGTTTAGGATGGCAGTATCCGCATTTAAAATTGCATTCATTACCGAAACTAACTTCGATATATTGCGGATTTATATTTTGATCCCAATCGCCATCTTTGATCTGTTGGAATCTTTTATCTGTGTAGATAGTCGAGTTGCGTTCTTTGCGATCACTGACATAGTCGTTTCCCATGTCTTCGATATTCCAGCAATAATTACAACCGCTGGGCTTTCCACCGTTGAGCATTTCTAGTCGTTCGTGTTTCTTTTGGTTTGTGTTATGTAATGCACTTGCATCTATAACAATCTCATCTAAAGGAATTTTATGAGGAGCGGGATGATAACAGCTGTGTGTTTCACCCGACTGAAGATATATCGTAGTGTGGTGCCACTTGGCCATGCAAAAAGTTGGCGATATCTCATTCATTATAGGAATAAATTTTTTAATTCTTGCTATATCGTCCATCGAACTGTTCCTTGAGCCACACAAAATCGTTTATCATTTTTAGAGCTTGTAAATTTGTTTTGTTTTTTATGCCATAGTCTCGACCGCATGTAGATCCGTCAATAGCATATTGATCTTTAGATTCTTCACACCATACTCGTAATCGTTCCTGTGTTTCTGCATCTTGTTGACGAGCAATTACACGACTGGCTAATTTGGCGCATTCTCTAAATGCTGATTTCCAAGTGTTAAATGGATCAGTATTGAACCCATTTATGTTTGAAACTTCTGGCATAGGTTTAAACCATCTGCTGATACTTGTGGTCATATCTGGTTTTGAAAGATCCATATCTATGGTCAGCTGCCTCGGCAAGAGTTTTACGCCACCGTTGCCGTATTCTAAACCATTTACTGGATTACGGCTTTTCCATACATGCACTGTAGATTTAGCGTTAAAATCATAGTAAGGAATATGATAATTAAAATCAAAGGTATCTAAAATAATAGCATCTGCGTCTACCACATAAAACATGTCCGTAGATACTGCTGTTGCTGCTGCTATATGGGCTTGATGTATGCCCTGCACATTCTTAATCCAGTGGATTTTATTTCCGTCGAGCCTAGATATCAATGATTGATATCGTTCTTCAGCGAATGGTTCATAATAGGAAATGAATGCCACATCGAGCTTTTTAGGTCTGCTGGCTATAACATCTATTTGTTTTTTATTAGTAAAAAATCTGTAATCCCATTCACGTTGTAGTATCTTCGCAGACTTCGGAAACAAACAGACTCCGTCGTAATATTGATTATTTAGAAACACATGAATGTAACTCTCATCCCATTTGGTCACGCAATAATCTAAATGAAAGTCAGAATCTAATTCTACGTAGTCCCAAACTACCCAGAAAAATTTTGTAAATGCTCGAGACCTTACTTCTTCAAATGTTTGAACATGTTCGAGTTTTTGTGCGTTAGGAAATCTCAGTCGAAACTGCTGCCATGCTTGGGTGTCTATTGAGCCTGTACCGACATAGAATATATCATACATTGTCAACCGCCCTGTAATACGTCAAACCTAAATTGATTGTTTCATCATATAGATCCAATGTATATTTGCTCTGTGCTGCATCAAGAAACGGCCAATCAAATCCCAACTGTTGTTTGATCTTTTCGCCAAGGTCTCGAATAGCTGTGTCGAGATCCCGTCCATTGTCTTGCTCATAAGGTCGTCCGTACTGCTCCCATATGCCTCTAAGAATTTCAAAATCTCGTACTTCCACATAATTCCAGTCTGTGCAATTAGCCAGCCATGTGCCTAATCTAGCACCATAGACTGCATACATACCGTTTTCTTCATGAGCGCCAACTGTGGACCACATACGCAGTCTATGTATGTTATGCCACCAAATCTGTTCTCGGATTTCTTGGGGTGGTACACGTACTCCGTCAAGCAGCGTCATCTTAACACCTTCGCGGAATCCTGCTCTCCACGCCTGGAACGGTGATCCTGTAATAACACTTTCACTGTAAACTCTGGGAAAATTGCGATATCCATCCTCCCAACAAAAATCTACTTGACCTCGATCGCTGTCGCTGTTCTCATGAGTTTTCATATTAAGGACAAAATCTTTCTTCCAGATTTTTAATCCGCCGTTGCCATAGCGTAAGCCATTGATGCTGTTTCGACCACACCATCCATATACCTGGATCTTAGGATCGTCCATGTTGAGATCTAAATTAAAAAATGAAGGATCAACAATGTTATCTGCATCTACTGTGATAAACCAATCTGTTTCTGATAATTCAGCCGCGGCTTTGTGAGCATGATCGCTGCCCTTTACTCCATGAACACGCTTGGCCCAAGGCACCTTGGCGCAGAGATCAGCGTAGTGAAGATCTGCATTAGGTTCGTCGTAGCTTAAAAACACTACATCAAATTCTACTGTTTTCATTTATATTCTATCACGTAATTTTTAAACAATCGTCTTGTATATACACTGAACTGGTCAAAGTCAATATTTTTCACCGTCACAGTCTTACCGATAAGATCATTGATCGTGATAACATGATTCTGATACAATATGTTAGGATCGTTATATGCGGTGATTAAAAAATTCATTTCAGTGCTGCCATCCCAGACAAAGTTTCTTCGTTGGCCTTCAGTCTTTGATTTTTTTGTTCCGCCGAATTCCTGTGACAATTGTATTTTTAATGTTTTAGTTCGTTTAGTGTATGTTAAGTATACATCCGGTTTTGTGACTGCGGAATATTCTGTTGAAATAATTCTATGCAGTACATCATCGAGCTTGATTAAAGTTTTCAATTCTGCAATTTCTAAATTTCCTGAGCTGATGTCTATCATGCAGTTTTCTATCTGTATCTCCGCATTGATTATAGATTCAGCTAAATGACTATCTACAACGACTTTATTGACTTCGTTGGGAAAAGCATAATCGGGACCAATGCTAATGACCTTGCCAGTAGTGGGGTCAAACACTGCGGCGTAAACCGTAGGTGCGGGCTTATACTCCGCTATCCATTTTTCAAAATCTTCTATGGTTTCTATAGTTTCCATGCTATTTCCTCTAAGATGTTAATTACTTCATCGGTGATTTTATCTTTTTCTACATAATGTACAATGTCATGCTGTTGGTAATTGCCAATTTTTAATTGTGCTTTTTTGTCAAGATAAAATCCCACGTGGTTACTCCAGGTGTCTGCAGGCCAAGGCCAATTCTGTATCATAGGCTTCATGTGAACAATCCTAGGAAACTCTAATGGATATGCTATTTGATCTGATATGTCTAGGATTTTTGCTGCTAGAGCAAACGCTTCGTCTGTGCCTACTATCTTGGGTTTATATTCTGACAAAAACACATTGGCAAACTCCACAGGATTTTTAATAATGTGTCTGCCCAGGTCAAAAAAGTCTCGAGCCATTTGAGAATCTTTAGCGAAAAATGTCCACATAGAGTATACATCAGGCAGATGATTTTTATCAAAGCATTTGCGGTAAGTTCTATCAGTGACTATCTGTGCTCTATATGTATGAACCTTGTTGGCAATATACAGCTGGGAGTTTTCAACATGATAATCAATCCAATGACTATAGTCCCGCATAAACAGCATGTCAGCATCCAAACATACAGTATGGTCAAACGGTGTCAGCTGATCCATCCAGCTACGTCCGTCCCAAAATGTTTCTTGATTCCATTCTATAACATGATCAAACACCCACGGGCTTTTAAGTTTTTGTAATTTCGATTGATCATCTATGACCAATGCTACTTTGTCGTAGCCTGGCTTTTGAGTGTTCTTGATACTGAGCGCAAGGGCGTAGGCCATACTGAGATAATCAACTGTGTCATGTTCTGCAACTATCAGAAGATATCCAAAATTCATATCATCTCCAATAACTGCTGTTTGTGTCTCACAATACTTTGTTTGTTCATGATATGAATATCTAATCCGCGAACAGCAGCAGCACAATATGTATTGTCTAATTTGTAGTCAACTAAAAATTTCAATGTAGGTCCATCAACTTCGTATAGTATGTCTTTGTCTAACGCTGATAATACCGCTGGCAGACGGCCTAATACAGTTTCTTCAAACCCGTCTAACAGATGTTTGGCAACACTGAAGGCAATGTCGTTTCTAAACTGTCTGTGATCAAATCTAAAAACATCAGCATAGTACAGATAATTTTGTTTGACATATTCCACTGTGTCAAAAAACAGTTTAGACGCAGAATTTTTAGTAAACATCACTGTGGTGGCCCAATATAGTTTTACTCCGGTTTCGGAAATGTTGACATCGAGATATCCTAATCTGTGTTGACTGTAAATGTCGTTGATAGATTCTCCTATCATTATGTCTTGATCAATATCCCAATAGCTGTTGAGGTTATCGGACAGTATGAAATAATCACTGTCGATCAACAGTGTTCGATCATATGGGGTTAATTCCCAAGCCGAATGTCTGTTGGTATTCGTGAACGGAACCATCTGTCCATCGATACCATCTCTGAGAAATCGTTGATTTCCGGTCTGTGGTTTTTCAGTTAATATAATCTTGTCAAATACAGTATTGGCCAAATCAAAGACCAAGCTCTGTTTCATCCAATCAATAGTAGTAGCATCAGTGACCAAACTCACTGGCACATCAAGATGTTTTTTGGCTAAGCCTCCGCTGATTATGCTGAGCAAGGCATAATCCACCGTGCGGTTATTATACGCATAGATCAAGATGCCTTTGGTCATGACTGTATTAATTTTTCCACAGATCTGCTTTTTTTGATCTGCTGATATTGAGCAAAATATTCATTAGTGACTTCGAAATATCTGCTGAATATTTCATCACAGAATGTCTGTACATCACTGATCAACACGGGATTTTGGTTAACGTCAAGCAGTACTATGTCTGTGAGTCTGCCTTTGGCGCACAGCATCTCTACAAAAGTCAGCAGGTCCCTGTCAATGCGGAATATGCCACCACTGTGGCCATAGTTGAGTTTGGCTTCAGATCTTTCTTTGAGGACTTTTTTCTGGATAGAAAAAGTCTGTTGATAATTGGCAAAATCCAAAGCTGCTTTCAGCTGCTGTTGCATACATTCTCCTAATATAAACTGCGTAGTTTATTTATAGGAGTAGGTATGTGTTGAATTAAAAATAGAAGAACAGTCGCATACGGTTAGTCAGATTCTGCACTATGGTCTGAAGTTGAGCTGCTGGAATATCAGCAGCGGTGGTGCTTAATAACATTGTCACAGCTAAGACATTTGTGCTGCCACTCATTTTCAATTGCGCAGATAATTGTTCACCAGAAGTGGGAGCTGAAAATGTTACTGTGCCGAACACAGAGTTCCATCTAGGGTGCCCTATCAGTAGGAATAGATCGCATACGTTTTTGTTGGCTCCACCATAAGTACATCTTCGATATGCGTACACTTGAAATGTGTTGACTGTGGCATTTTCATAGATAAATCCAGCGGACACATCCGTTGTCCCACCTGTGGCACGACCAGTTTTACCCCAACCTACGGTTCTGTTAGATCCCGGACGATAGCCAAATGCTGTAAGCGGGCGACTGGTAGGATAATTGCCTGCGGGATAGTAGACCGGTTGAGTTGGATCCGGTGCTGGGTCATCATTTAAAACGTATACTCCCGGATTTCGCCGATCGGCTGGAATATCCTGATCACCATATCCGAAAGTTTTCACATAAAAATCACCGTCATATATCGTGGTGGTTTTAGCAACTTGGTATCGAATACTCGGGCCAGGAGTAGGACCCAACCCAGCAACAGTATTCACGTATTGAGCAAAAAAATCGGAATCATTGGCTGGGATAGTCCAATTTCCCCCTATTGGGAAATTAAAGAGGGCACCACCACCGACACTGCCATTAGACACATATTGATCAAACGCTCTGCCGTCGCTTGTTAAGATTCCATCATCGATTCCATCTAACCTGTACGGAGACATAGAAATAGGCGATGTGTACTCACTGAGATAGTTGTTGAGATCAAACACCAAGCTGTCGAAAAATATTGATGGTGAGTATGTAGCCAGTCCTGCAGGCGGTGTATAATCAGCTGATATAGCACCTATACCCAATGTGGGCTGTGTTACTGTAAACACTGCGCTGGAGGGAACCATGATTCCTGTTGCATACCGTAGATTACATGATACTGTGAGTGTGCCGTCTACTAAATCAGCAGGCGGTACAGGATCTGGTCCAAACGCTCTGCTTGGAGGAATACTCACTACTGGATCAGTATATCCGTCTGTGAATACCACACGGATTTCACCGTAGGCAGCTGTGCCTGTGGCGTTGTTAGCTACATCAGTTACACGAGCCTGCAACTGTATATTATTAGAACCATAAGGGCTAGAAGCTGTACCAGTATAATATGTTTGAAATGTACTGGTACAACGATACCAATTTAGGCCATCGCTGGGTGTTGTACCTGTGCCGGGAGTGTTTGCTCCAAAAATCTGTGTGCCTACTGCTGTTAACAGATTTGACCATGCTGTGTTCTGGGCGGAGGTAGTGCCACCAGTTCTGGCTGCACTAATTCGTATCTGTCCGCCGCTGTTGAAAAACCAACGAGCTTCGTTGGCGCTGCCGAAATAAAATCCTATCACACAACTCACAGTTCCGTTCCATGCATTAGTTTTGGTCTGCGATATAGCAGCAGTAACTACACTTTCTCCTGCTGCCACGGTGAATCTATTTGTGGTGATATTGTTGGCCCAATCATCGTACTGCTTCTGTGGCACATCCAGTGTGCCAGTGTCTGGTGTAAAGGTTGAAGTATATCGAATGGTGTTACCTTCAGCTACCTGAGCTGTGGTAGGATTTGAACCATTGATATGTTTGTAGGCATTAATCACATCGTATCGAAGGTTAGCCCATTCGTTGATAGTGACCTTGTTGCCTTCTGCTACAGCAACACTGTTGATTCGTGCCTGTTGGCCCCAACCAAAATTTCCGGAACCACTACCTAAAATGGAAACCATCTTGTTTCTGATATCGTTGTAATCTGCTTGGATTATTTTGCTATTAACAGCTGGCATAGGAATATTTACTTAATTAACTGGCGGAGATAGCAGAAAGTGAATATGTTGGACTGGTTACAGTAAACGTTCCGCTCGGCTGTAACTGACCTGACGCTTTTAATTCTTGTACAGAAATTGTCAATGTTCCGTCTACTGTATCGCCTGGCGGGAATCCCGCAGCTGATGGAACGAACCCAGTCGTAGGTACGGGATCCGGAACCGGATCAACATATGAATCTAAAAGAGTGATCCTAATTAAAATCTGTGTTGCTGTTCCGGAAGAATTATCAGATACATTGCAACTGGCTTCTAATCTATAACTGTTAGCAGAATAAGGTGTGCTGAGACTGTTGGTATAAAACTGTTGATAGGAATTGGTCAATGTATAAAAATTTACGTTTGGATTAGTATCAGCTCCAAAAGACACTGTGCCTACACTGGCCAAAAAATTCTTCCAAGCATTTACTTGAGGAGTAGCTGACCCGCCTGTGATCTGAGAAGATGCTCTAATTTTTCCGCCACTGTTAAAAAAATATCTTGCAGCGGCAGCAGTTAAAAATGTCACAGTTATCACTGTCTGCGCCTGTGTGCTCCATGCACTGCTATAAGTAACATTGCCCACGGCAGCAACTGCTGATTGATTCCCGGCTATGTTAAATCTATTTGCTACCGCCTGCTCCATTAGAATGTCATAGTTGGTATTAGGAGAACTCACTCCATACCCTATAGGATCTCCTACGTTTACTGTGGCTATCGCTGGCACAACTCCGTCTTGATGCAATCGAATATTGATAATATCGTATCGCAGCGCATCCCACTGTGCTTTAGTTATAGTGTTGCCGGTAAACACATCAGCAGATTGCACAGTCTGCCCGTAGCCTCTAGTAGTGGACCCTGTGCCTAATATAGATTGAGCTTTGTCTTGTATGGCGACAAACTGGGATGCCAGTATGTTTGTACCTAAAGTCATTACAGTACCAATGCCTCGATAATTTTTACGCCTTCGTTGTCATTGCTTTCTAATGCTACTGCAAAAACACCGCTGGAGTGAGGGACTGCGATCATTGCACAACCGCCGTCAGTTGCAATTAGATCATCACCTTTTTTCACCCGACCAATCACTTTAACTGGCACACGCCCTTTTAGAGCAATATATGTTCCGCCTTCCAAATCCTTGTTCATCATAAATGCTGGATTTGTACTTACTACACCGATTGCACGTTTACCCCATGCACATGCTGTAACTTCTTTTTCGCCGCCAATCATAACCACTGTGCCTGCTTCATATTCTGCATCGGCCAAGTATTTCTCTGCTAAGTCAGCATATCGAGCTGCGGTAGCTGTACCGTTAAAAATGTTAGCAGTGATATTACCACTAACATCTCTGCCTACTATACTGTAAGCAGTGGCTGTGAGTCTAGCAGTTCTATAGTGAGTGCTGGCGGTGCCATCAAACCATGTAGGATCTGCTCTAGCGTCTGTGCGATCAAGAAATGTTCTATCTACTTTGTCTGCTATACCTACAAATTGATTTGCTAATATATTACCACTGCTGTTTCGAACTGCTACTGTGGCCACTGCTGTGCCTGGCACTGTAGCACTACCTTCTAATCCGTTAAGAGTACCGGAGTCTGCCGCAGTGGTAGCTGAACCTGTAATCGATCCAGTTAATGTCCCTACGATGTTCGCTCCAGCAAAACCTATCTGCTTGGTAGCTGCATTGATCATAACGTTGTTGTCGTCGGCTAATACATTACCTTTATGACTGCCTGTGGTATTACCTGTGACCGCTCCTACCAATGCGCCTCTAAATGTAGTAGCATATACATCGCTCCACGCCAACGCAGATGAACCCAAAGTATATGCATTTCCAACTCCAGGAACTACGCCAGTGGGTCTTACAATCGCAATATCTCTTTCGTCTGTGGTTTCAGTGACTGTGATTCTAAAAGTAATATCGTTGCCGAGACGGTTTTCAACAATAACATCATTGCCGCCTTCTACGCGGATTCTAAGATCATTGCCGTCGCCTACTTGAAAGCCAGGATCTTTAAAACTAACTTCTGAATTAAATGAGCTTTCACCTGTCTTAATATATTGATCAGCTGTGAAGCCGCCTAGTTTAGTAGCGTTTGATGCTGTTCCCCAAAAGGTAAAATCGTCGGTGGAAACACCAGTCTGTGATTTAGCCAGGGTGACACCTTTCTTTATAACTGTGAAATCATCTATGGTGTTTTTACTGTTGTCAAGGGTAAACGCAGTCTTGCTGACCACTGCTATAGTTTTATTATCTGATATAACTTTTAATATTGTATGTGGGCCTTCTGCGGTACTGATAGTACCATAAACCACTGCAGGACTTATTATCGAAGTGCCTAAGTCTGGACTGGCAATTGGTCCAATCAGGGTGAAATCTGTGCCAGTATAAGTGTATAGTTGTTTGGCTCCTGTATCCCACCAAAAGTCACCTGCTACCAACCCGCTTGGAGCTGTGGCGCTGGCTTCTGCACCGCCTGCGACTTTGAATCTGGCACCATCATAGAATTTCAGTTTCTTGGCAGCTGTATCAAACCAAATTTGTCCGGTTACAGATTTTGGTGGCGCTGTAGTATTGGCGAAATTTTCCAACAGGTGCACAAAATTCTCATTTTGTACTTCGCCGTAACCTGCGTAATTCTTACCAACTAATCTTAGATCAGTAGTGGTGTCGATTGTGCCGTCAGCTACAGACGTTAAAAACACACCGTTAAATTTATTGACTTCATATGCCATGCTGTTAGCCCCTAATATCTTGTATTTATTGCTGTCATGCTATACGAGCTGCTGCGGCTTCGCGCTGCTGCTCGAGTTGTATATACTCTGCATCCGATAGACTGGTGGCAATATTCAGTGCTTTCTGTCTAATATGCCGCAAAATCTTCCAATCCGTGCTGTTTAAAAATTCTCTTTCTACTGCATTTTTCTGTTGCTGTTCTTTTGCAGACAGACTGTAATCCGGATTTGCTATTACCGTTTGTGTTCCTACATCGAATTTATGAGTAGTGGAGCTTATGTTGTCATACTGCTCGTCTGTAATTTCAGCTATTGTTACCGAAGAAGGAACATTCGGCATATAATTTAATACACTTATTACATTATTATTTTCAATACACACGTAATACATTATTATCTCCAAATAGCCAAATAGTTTGCTGCCGGGGTCGAACGTTGTTCAGTGTTTTGCACATATACCCTAATTCGATTACCTAAATTACTCCACGTGCAACGCATAGAATCGTCACTGTTGACTCCTCCGGCGTAATGAATAACCGCAATCGACGGCATAAATGCTACTAAGTTTGCCATTGACTTCCCTGCTGGCGGAAATACATCAAAATAGTTTGCACTGTCATTCCATGAACCTACTTGATTAGTAAATCCTGAAGTACTGTAAATTGTATTGCCCGATGTTATTGTATAATTTGGAATACTGTTTACATAATTTATTATTGCTGCTGCAGACACTTGATCTGGTTCATCGATTTCACCAAACACTTTAATACATGCTACCAGTGCAACGTTTCTTGGTCTTGTTGCTCCGTATGAAAATCCCGAAGTTCCCAAATTAAGCGGTGTATTTGCACTTACATAGGATAGCATTATATTTGGATACGAGTCCGTAGATATCTGATCCATGCCTACTTCCACGTTAAATTGTGGATCTACCGGACCAGAAGTTCCGCCCGGATAATTATTTCTGCCGATAATACTAGAAGTATTGAAACTTCCATAATTTGGATCGGTAACATTAATTGTACCCTTTTGGAAAGTGCCAACTCCTCTACCGGAGTCAACTCCCCGACCACCATCCCAACTTCTAATAAATTCTCCTCTTAGATCTGGTAGTCTAAACGTGTTTCCAGATCCACCGTAGGTATATCCAATCTTAGAAAATAACAACGAGAATGCTGTTGTAGATAACGAAGCCCCGTCACACGTCATCCAACCCACTGGAATAGTGGCAGAGGGATAATACAGTATTGCTCCTACCGGAGCTCCGGAGTTTGGATCGCTGGCTTCTACTACAATATTTTGTGTGCCATCAAATGCTACACCGTTAATTGTTCTAGGTGTTTGCAATCTAGTTGCTGTTCCAGCATTACCTGTAATATTGCCAGTAACATTTCCTGTTAGGTTAGCAGAGACTGTTCCCGCTGCAAAATTTCCGCTGGCATCTCTTGCAACAACTTTAGATGCAGTGTTTGTCGAGGTAGCATCTACAGATATCGTCACTGGTACTGAAGAATTAAAGAAATTCACACTACCACTGGTAGTGGTATTGGCCATATTAATAAAGCTGCCTTTGTTCAGCTGCTCTAAGATCAATGGTTCCCATATTGGACCGCCAGGTCTTGCTCTCAATACTGAATTATCTGCACCTAATCCTAAGAATCCTGTGACTCCCACAGATTGTTGAACTGCAATCGCACCCAGACCGCCACCGACAAGATTAGTGGCATTAGTGGACAATGTTGCTGTAGCAGCATTTCCAAATAAATTGTTAGCATAGATACCATTGAACTTATAGCCGGCGATACCGAGGTTGGTATTATTATCGCCTATCACTGCCGGAGCATTCGGGCCGCCAAGACTCAATGATGTTGCAGAATCTATAAAGTTAATATCGGGACCGCTGCCACCCATATCAAAATTCAATCGACCTGTTGTTGATCTAATTGTCGGGGTACTAGAGTCTACAAATACTCTCAGTTGTGTTCCGCTGCCTACAAATATTCCACTGTCGTTTACGGTTAAAGAACTCAGCGTTCCTACCTGTGTCAACGCACTCAGTGTCACAGAATTATTGATAGCATTACCAGTTAATGTTTCTGCGCTGGCAGCAACTGTGATGTTTCTAGTACCGTCAAAATTCACACCATTTATACTTCGTTCTGTGGCCAATCTTGTGGCTGTGGCAGCGTTACCTGTAAGTTGTGATCCCACAAATTGATTAGCCTGTACAGTATTAAATGTACTCACCCCACTGCTGGCAGTGACATTACCTGTAAGATCGCCTACAAAAGTTGCACTGATAGTACCGGCTGAAAATCCACCTTCTGAATTTCGTGCTACTACCTTGCCTAATAAATTTGCAGATGAAGCATCTACACTCCATGTACGCTCTACGCTGCCATCAAAATCAGAACCTGCAATATAGGTACCTTTTTTCAACGTATTAGTAGTATTGGCAGTGACAGTGATATTCGATGAAGCATTAAATGGCACGCCGTTGATTAATCTTGCGGTAGCCAACTGATCTGCTGTGGCAGCATTGCCTGTGATGCTGCCATTTATTTTAGCAGTCTCGGATAAATTTATACCTGCCTGTAGAACATTGCTGAATCCAGTTACTGAATTACTAGGATTAATAACAAATGCCGAGGCAGTACAAATAGCAAATGCTGTGCCGTTGGTTTCTAAAAAGATCACCGGGCGTGGATCGCCTGCGGTGTTATCCAACGATCCCGATCTAGCTCTTGTTGATCCAAATCCTTCTACAGCTTCGGGACCTATAAATCTCCATTCTGTGCCAGTATAGACAAACAGTTGGTTAACTGGAGTTTTCAGCCATAACGCACCTTTGTTATTGTTGGTAGGTGTTGTGGCACTGACTGAAGCTGCTCCGATAGGATTCCACTGTGTGCCATCGTAGGCGTAGGCAGTGGCATCCGTGGTGTTGAACCATATCTGCCCGACAATCGGTCTAGAAGGCGGAGCCGAGTTGGCAAAATTTTCTAAGAGAAACAGAAAATTTTCATTCTGTGTTTCGCCATAGCCTACATAGTTTCTACCTACTAAGCCGAGACTGGTGGTGGTATCTAATGTGCCGTCATCCAGCACTATTAGTTCTTCGCCACTAAACTTATTAATTACATAGGCCATTTAGCCGCTCCTAATTCATTATGGAGGAAGCACTGTGTCTGATTGCCATGCCCACACGCCTCCTACTATTTGAAACAATTTAATAATTCTTGTCACAGACACACTGCTTGCTGCAATAGTAGCTGTTGGAAAACTTATATTAGTAATAGCCAAACTGCTGGCGCCGCCAAGATTAGTCAAGAACGCTGCTGTTGACAGTGCTGGCGGTAAAGAATTAATCTCTAATGTCTGTGAATTGTTGCTGATCAAACTACACAGTATTCTTGCATATGTGCCTGTACGATATTCAGCCACAGGAGAAAGATTGTTTAGAATATTATCAATAATGTATGTGTTAGATTTTCCGTCAGATATATCAATTGAGAAAATCAATGGTCTTGATTCTATTCTATTATCAGTGTATTCTTTGGTTGCAGCATCTTGGGCAGAGGTTGGATTAGCCATGCCTGTGATTCTCGGCGATCCTATCAATACCACATTCCCTGTACCATCCGGTTCTAATTCAATATCGAAATTAGATGACACTGTGCTGATTCTGTGATTTTCCAGTCTTAGTTGTGTTACTGCTGGAGCGCCAGGACCGATGTTTACCACAGTCTGTGTACCAAACGAACTCACACCCGGAATACTTGTGATAGCGGATCCAAGACTGTTACCATCTATAACTTTGGTACCACCTATGTATAGTGCCTTGCCAGCCGCTAAATTCACTGTATCTGATACAGCTAACCAATTGCTGGATTCTGAGTAAGCAATAGTTTTGTCTGTGGTGCCTTTGATTGTGATACCTGCGCCGTCGGCTGTGCTATTACTAGGACTGGCCACGTTGGCAATCACCACATTTTTATCTTCTACGGTGAAAATGCTGGTGTTCAATGTAGTTGTGGTGCCTTCTACTGTAAGGTCACCAGTTATTACTAAATTTCCGCCAACATTAACTGTGCTTGAAGGAATAGTAGGATACAATCCTATGGTTCTTGCAGCAGCATTTATTACCACAGCGTTTTCTTGGGTTGCTGCTTTATTCACACTGAGTGTAATATTCTTATCTGAAGAAGAATTAGCTAACACCAAGTCGCCGCCGTTTACAAACAATAATCCCTGACCTGCTGAACCTACTATCAGGCCTGAATCTACAGTGATCTGTAGTTGACCGTTGATAGCATTAGAGCTGTCTGTTCGCACATAAGTAGTAGACACTGCTCCGCCGAGACTGTCGCTGTTGGTACAAGTAGCACGTATTTTAAAATTTGCTAATGTGCCTGCGTTGAATCCTGGTTCGATACTGCCTGTAAATCCTATGATAGCGACTTTTGGCGTAAAGCTGTCTTTGGCAAATATACCTAATAAAATACCGTTGTTGTACAAACTTGTAATAACTCTGGTTTGATTCAGTGTGTCAAGAATAGTGTCGACTCTAATACCACTAAGACTTTGAGAACTGCTGTATGATGGAGCCAACAATACTGCTGCTGTACCATCAAAGAAAAATAATTGTTGTCTTACATTGTCATACCACAAATCACCTGTGGCCAGTGTTGATGGTTGCGAGCCTGAAATAGTAGCGGAACTTACTGGAACAAAATCTAATCCATTATATACCTTTAACTTAGATTGACTTGAATCAAACCATATTTGTCCTCTGATAGGATTATCTGGCGGTGTCGAGTCTGCAAAGTTCTCTAATAATTGAATTAGATTTTCATTAAATATTTCTCCAAACCCACTGTAGTTTTTTCCGATCAAGGTAATTGCAGTCGATCGGTCATCAATTTGACCGTCTGCAACTGTAGCAACTATAGTTCCGTCTGTTTTGTTAATCTGATATGCCATGTTATTTTACCTATTAGAATGCCGGTGGGCCGGATCTGATTATATAATTCATTGCCAAAAACGGATTCATCAAGCCCACAGCAGTTCCAAGAGTAACTCCTGCTGGTTTTTTAACGTTGCCGCTGTCTTTGAGATACTGAGCCTGACCAGGTGCTGTTGGTCCAAGTCCGGAAGTAGCCAGCGGATCAAGTGTTGTTGTTAGTGCGACTGCAGAATAGTCTTGTGTAGGAGTTGACAACGAATGACTATGTTCAGGTAAATTGGCCAAGGTCAATGGAACTGAACTTAGTCCTGCTGACCCTCCAAGAATTGTAGCCTGCACGTCTGGCACACGGCCTGCAAAGCCGCCGCCTGCATCAACATACGGACCTGCACTTGATGGTACAGTGCCTGCATTGTCCATGTTGTCTCTGCCCAGAGCAAATCTACCTCGTAAATCCGGTAATCTATATGTACCTACTCCTGCCAGAGGAGCAGTGCCGTTAAAGGTAACACCAATGATGTCAAATAAATCTCCATACTTTGATCTTTCAACTTCACTGCCGTCACACAAAAGATATCCGTCGGGTGTGGTTCCGCCAGCATAAGGCAATATCGCACCAATTGGCACAGCCAAATCAGCCATGAATCGTTCTCTAGTCTGTTTCAAAAGTCCTGAACTGGCCAATGTACTTTCGCTGGGTCTGTAGGTCAATAAGAAATCGCCTTTCTTACCTCGATTAGGCGATGGTTCTGCCTTGGCTGCGATAATATTAGCAGTCAACGTAGCGTTGAAAACTTTGGTTGCAGAACCCAACTGTCCATCAAATAGTATTGCAGGTGATACAACATCACCTGCTAATTGGAAACTGGTAACTGTGCTTAATGATGTGGCAGTATTAGCATTACCGCTGATGTTACCTTCTAGCACGCCTTGTATAGTGTCTGCGGTGATTGTTTTAGCACGGATATTATTAAATCGTTTAAGAGGTGTGCCTAGATCATAAGTGTTGGTTGTTTTTGGTTGTATGGTATTAGTTTGCAAAAATCCAGTAACATCTATGCCGTCTCCGACTATTAAATTTTTAGTAATCGCCACCCCACCTAAAGTTTGTATGCTGCCGTTATTTAAATTGGTGCTGGCGGTGGTGTTTGTAGTTGTTAGTATTCCTGTGAGTTTGATATTACCCAATACATCTAATGCTTCTTGCGGGTTATCTTGATTGATGCCTACTCGGTTATCAATCACTCTAATTATAGTTGCAGGTATTCCATTTCTGTTAGTTTGCAAATCGATTGAACTACCAGCAGCAGAATTGTAAATGCTGCTCGATGATTCTGTAGACAATAACTTAAACGTTTCGTCAATACCGATAGAAATACCATTGTTGTTTTTTACTTTTATTTCAAAATCAGTGACATTAACAGTGTCCTTTCTGAGGAAGTTTCCCGCAGCTACTTCTACGCCACCAACTGATAATGCTTGAGCATTTTTAGCTGTACCATTGAGTATAGGTAAAAATCCTCCTACGAAATTTGCTATTTCTCCAGAAGTAGCAGGTGCACTGATGTTTATTCCCGATCTAATTGTGTCAAAACCCGTGATAATAGTCTTAGGAGTAAAACTGTCCTTACTGAAGATAATCACAGGGATATCAGCAATAAAAAATACTAATATGAATCTATCTACGTTGTCCGAGTCTGCAATTTTTTCTATGACTGGGCCGTAGCGCAATCCGCCTACCGAGCTTTCAACTGGTCCAACTAAAATCCATCGTGTACCTGTGAATATACGCAGTTGTTGATTAGTGGTATCTACCCATAGTTCTCCTACTTTGCTGTCCTCGACTGCAGGTTGACTGACACCTTTTTGTATACCAGATGCTGCTTTCCATGCAGTGTTATCCCAGATTTTTAAAGTCTGTTGTCCGCTGGTGCTGTCATACCATAACTGTCCTTCTATCGGATTTACGGGCTGATCAGTGGAAGCAAAATTTTCCAGCAGTGATAAAAAGTTTTCTGCAATTATCTGACCGTACCCAGTGACATTACGACCAGGAAATTTAAGACTGGTATCTGTACTCGAAGTATTGTCAAATACCGTAATTGGGCTTTTGTTTTCGTTGTCTGTAAAATTAACTATGTATGGCATGATTAGACCTCAGCAAAGCCAGTTAAACTCTGCACACGTATAGTATAATCTATCTGCAGTAATCTATTCAAACTTTTTTGCACAGGGTGAAATATCACATGTGTCAACAGCTTTCCGTCCGCTGTGTTTGGTCCTAGGCTTTTTAATCCCAGTTCATCAAACACAAACGAGCCGTTCATATCTACACTGTTATCAAAGGCTTCTTGATCCAACGGCTCGCCGTAGTCTAATAAACAGCTGATCAAAATATCACTGTAGGTAGCTCCGCTGATATGTCGTATCTGCATTTTATTTCGAATAGGATCTTGATTTTCAATAGCATTTTGATCCACTACTTTTTGATAGGTTTGATTGTATAATCCAGAATTCACGCCAACTGTGTTAGGTGTAAGGTATGTGATAAGTCCTGTAGGATCTACTGTTGTTCCGCCTGTGCCGAAAATCATTTGATATACTGTACCGTACCCTTGATTACTAAGACTGTTAACCATGGCCACGCTCATATTTTCATAGTGAATGGCATTGCGTTTGTCCACAAAAACTTCTTTGGTTTCGGGATCATGAATTTTAATATGCCCTTCGAAGTGAAATCCACCGGTTTCGTTAGGGCGGGATTGAGAAGTAGTTGCTTGCTGATCTTGATTATTTGGCATTTTGATCTCTTTTTGTTCCATCATGTATTTATTCAGGTATAGCTGTGGTCTTTTCCACAATGAATCTAGCTATAGCGGTGTCTGCATCTATTAGGCTAACACCGTCTGTAGCTGTGGTCTCGCCTCTGCTATGCCATGTTTTACCCTGTCTTCTTAGCACAGTCACTCGTGTACCTGCTGGCAATGCAGCTGTTAGTCTTATTTGAGCAGTAGCACCGTCTACACTAAATTCTGCTTCTTGTGTCTCGTCTGCTGCCGGACTGGCAGCACCGTTGGCTTCTATGTACACAGCCTGCGGATCTTTTTTCAATCTTCGACCACCGGCAAACACTTCTATTTGATCGCAAGGTCCGTAAGTAGACGGTACAGTATTTCTATACCATACACCACTTCTCGATGCTTTTTGAGGCACAAAATCCAACGGGCCTATTAGCAGTGTGCTACCGTCGCTGGTAAAGTCAGTTCTCTGCTGGGTTTCATTATATGGTATAACTTCGCTGTATCCTACATCAACCACCGCTGTACCCTGAGCGTGTATTTGTGCTATAGATGTTCCCTGAGCTCCTCTACGCAGTTGACCTAATGTATTACCCAATTTGGTCATGTACTCAATACGTTCTCCATCTATAAACACAACACCTGGTATATTTCTGCTGGCAATAGGTTGAGACAATTCAGCAGCATTCGTAACTAATATGCTGGTATCGAAGTAGTTTAGTGCCTGAGCTAATTTGCATTCAGCTTTTGAGAATCTGTTGTAATGAAACACATTCAACATGTCTTTATGTATTTCATATGCCGATGGCAATTTGAAAATATTATTACTGAAATTAACAATTTTAATTTTATCAGTTGGTAAAGAATTTGCTGTGAGGTAAACTACTGCTCTTGGCAAGCTCACGTAATAATCTTTGTCTTGACGTAGACGATGTCCGTTTTTGTATACCCATACATAACTCATCGCAATCGGTGGGCGTGATAGTTGATATTGAAGACGTCCGCCACTGTTTTCATCTTGAATAATATTCATAGACGGATATTCACCAAACCAAGTTACTATTATTGGCACATTGTCTGTTTCGTTGACACTGGTCATTGGATAGCTTGCAGAAATTGCAATAGTATTTCCGTCAATAGAATATTCTGCTCTCAAATCATTAACAATCTTGATGTGATCTCCTATTGACAATTTCAAAGGATTCAACGTTAATATTTTATTAGGGCCGTCTAGAGTATAATCTACAATAAATGTTCTAAGTTGGTCATTTACCAGAACTTTTAGGTTAGCAGGCAATATACTACCGCCAGGTTCAACTGGATCGGTACCAAGTTGAAAGACATTATTAGAACCGTCATAAACAGCATATAAAGTGTCGGGCCCTTTTAATAAGTACCCATCAACTTCTACCAATGCAGCAGTCAGTGTCGATCCTCGACTCAATTCACTAAATCCATCGATGTCAAAACTTCTAGTGCTACCTTCATAATAGAAAGTCTGCGTATTAACTTGCACTAACGATAATCCTGAACTATCTACATCGGCACTGGCTTCTAAACATACTATTTTTACTACATCTCCTGCTTGTGGAATTATTCCAAAATCTACCAAAGTTTTTCCTACAGCATCAATTACATTTGTACTGTTACGGTATCCTACATCTACTTGAGTTCCGTTCACACTTACAAATATATTGCTGGTATTGTCATAGTTGGCATTGGTTAAAAATAAACCAGTAACTCCATCTGCAATATAGCTTTGATAATCTAAAATACCAACGCCGCCGATTCCTACACTGAGTATTTCCACTAACTTATCCACTAATGGTGCTGTGATAAAATTCACAGTATTGGTTTGTAGATCAATCGTATAATCAGTGTCTAAGATTCTTGATGTGTTGTCGACGTATACAAAAACTGATTTGTTTTCTAATACAGTTTGTCCTATAGAAAACTGTGTGGTTGTTCCGTTAGCAATTTTCACATTAGAATGCAGTGATGCTGCCCCCGATACTGTGTTGTTATATACTTTAATTGACACACTTTCGATAACCTGGCCTGGAACATTTTCTTCAGGTGCTGGCACCACTGTAGGATCTATAAACTTGCCACCAGTAATAGCAATTTCTTCTGCAGTGAATCCAGTAGCGGTAACATAGGCTCCACTTATACTTGACAACGATCCGCCGGTGAGTCTAGTATCTAAAATATTATTATCATTGATAGAAACACTGCCATCGCTTTCTATAGGTCGGAAAATTAATGTATCTTCATTATTCACTAATAGATACTGACCAATTTGAATTCCATCAGTGATGCCATTGCCTACAAATGTTGGCATTTCTGCAGAAGGATTCACTCCTGTACTTGAATCTAAAATGCTACTGCCGTCTACCCCATACTGAATATAATTTTCATCATCTACCCGTACAGTGATGTTGGTGTCTTTGCGTTTGATATAAATGTTAATTTTCTGTCCGGCAGCTGGCACATACGGTAATCTCACTGTGAATATTTCCCAGAATAATTGCCATTCTTGTGAAATAATCGGAATAATAACATTGCCTGCGGTGTCAACACTGTTTTTTAGTGCTTTGTATAATACGCCGTTAACTTCCACAATTTCATCTTTCAGATATATCGCTGTAGAGTCAACAAAAGATCGTATGCCGTCAACTATAAAATAATAATCTGCACTGGTCTCAACTGAGTCCCAGTTGTCAGTAAACCAAGGTAGAGCATCCCATCCGCCAGTGACGTCAAATGTAGTACCCTGTATCTGTACTCCGCCAAAATCAATGCCAGTCATTAACTGATTGAGTTCTTTTCCAATCATACCTTCTTTAGGTGCGTATGATTGATTGATCCTGTTCACTGCATCAAACAGCGTGATGTTTTTACCATAGCTTACTGTGATTGTGTCATTTTTTGTAGGAGCCAAGTTGAATATCAACTTGCCACGCAATAAAGAATAACCATCAGTAGGTTGATAATACAAACTAATAGTGTATTCACTGGCCAACACCACTTGTGTTTTGTTGGTCGCAGCTGATGTACGTGATATAGTAATTTTACTCTTGTCGTTGGTCGGAGCATAATTTAACAAGAACACCGCAGAGCTTCCTGTGGCTGTAAATGACTGTGTTTGTGAAAATGTATTGTAAATTCCAGTTTTGGAAATTCTATCAAATTTTACCGAGACATCAAATGTTCTAACCTGTGCATCACCTATTATTGCCACAGCTTTAGCCTGCACAGCATTAGTAGGATTCCCTCCCACCAGTGTAACCGTCGGTGCTGCGGTATACCCAGAACCAGTAGTCAATACTTGTATACTGGAGACTTTACCATTAGAAATAAATGCTTTGGCTGTAGCGCCGGATCCGGTACCGTCAATTAGCACTTTAGGAGGAGTACTATATCCCGAACCCTGTTGATATACTTCTATAGCAGTCACTGAATATGAATTATTATCTGCCCACCATTTCCAAGGATACTGAGATATTTCTGCAGACGAAGAGTTTACAGGATTTGCACGACCGTCAAATACCGAATACACCGGCGGTAAATCAAAATCTGTTGCGGCAGACGAATATGTTTCTGGAGTATCGTAACGACTGATATATTCTCTAACTGTGGTTCTAAAAGGTTTAACTTCATTAATGTATTCTTGATAACTTTGTAAATTATCATTTTTGTAATTAACTTTCTGTTCAAACGCCCCAATATTATGTGTGGCATTTAAGAAACTGGTTTTGAATATCCAGTCAACATATTGCTGTTCGCTCAGTAGGTGTCGTATAGAAGCAAAAAATAATTTATTCCATTCTACAGCATAGTCACCAATAAAAATATCTTGCTTGATTGCTGTGAAGATATTTCTCAACTCTTGATCATTCTCAATATCATACGTAGTAGTATCAAAGGCCTGTGTGTTATCAAACCCTACTCCAATAGTACCGGTGTCGTATAAGGAAGAACTAAGTTGTATTGTACCGTTTTGTCTACTAATTAACGAATATCTATCTAAGAATAGATCAGCAGTGTCTGATACTTTTTCAAACACTGCCCAGCCGCCGGCAGCATACTCTTTGACTTTTATGATTTCACCAATTAAAACTTGACTGTCAACAATTTCGTAAATGCTGACAAATTCTTTGATAATTTTAAGATCGGTGTCATATCCGTCTTTATTCCAATCTGTTTTATTCCAATATTTCGTAGTGTCGAACGCCTGTGATTTACTGCGGAAATAAACTTTTCGTGTGTCGTCCCAAGAATACACACTCCAGAAATCGTTCAACGTTGCATCGGCATTTACTAATACAGAAAAATATCTAACCTGAATGTTTATACTGCTGTATTTTTTACCGCGATTAGTTACCACTGCTTGAATAACTCGGCCTTGTCCATCTATATGGCACACTGCTGTAGCATTCACACCGTCGCCTGATATAGTTACTGGAGGACCGAGATAGACACCTGGTAGCTCTTGACTGAACAGTTCTCTAGGCTTGTATCCGTATCCAGGATCCACAATATCTATAGTGTCTAATTCTCCGTTGATCAAATTAGCTCTTAGAATTGCACGTTTGATGTTTGTTGTACCCACTGCTTGCAAATCAATGTCATTGTCTACTGCCACATCATAAAGATTTAACTTGCTGCTAGGCACAGCATCTACACTATTAAGATTAGTAAAATCTATAGTTTCTGCAAATGTTTCTTTTCGTAAAATATTGTTAATATATTCTATAACAATTTTCAGTGCTAATATTCTGTCAACAAACATAGTCTGGCGAGGACGGTACTGTATACCATATTTTTGTTTTGCCGGCAATGCTGCATCTGGAATACGATTACCTGCAATGTCTGTTCCGAGAAGACTGTCAATCCATTTGTTTTCTAATGGTGCAGAAGGTAAACTGTCTGCTATTCCTTCTGTTAACAATTGGTATTCGTTGTGTACAGGAATTTGTGATTCTAAATTTTTTCTAATCTGCAGATTTATCAGTGCAGTGTCAGACTGCATTATTGATTTAAAATTATAAGTTAAGAATTTATCTGCCTGCAAAAATGCCACAAACGCAAGACCAGTTCCGGCAGGGTTAGCAATTAGGTCGGCTACTTCGGCCGCTGATCTTGTGCGATCAGGCATATTTGCCGGGGTCACCGCTTTGCTACGCACCCAATAGTAATACAGTGTTTCTGAAACTTGCCCGGTAGTAGGGCTGAAGAAAAATTTCACACTGTAAACATCGTTGTTAGGATACAAGGGCTGGCCGCTGATCCCCTGCGCTAATCCTGCATTAGTGTCTGCCAGCGCAGCCCATTCATTAGGCAACAATACTGTTTCTACCCACTCATACACATCGACGCTGGCGCCTAATACTGTTTGATTCCAATTTCCCGTTCTGTAAGCAGAGTCTTTTTGTTCTGCGTATTGAAACTTAGCTGTACCGATGTTCCACCATAGTTTTCCTACATTTTTTTCCAACCAGTTTATAGTAGTATCTACCACAACTTCTGCTGTGCCTATGGTATAGACTGCTGGATCGTATGGAGTTTTATATTTTATTTCTTGTTCGGCTATGTTTAATATTTTTCCTCTAGCGGCATCGATGTAATCTACATCTTGTATTTTTACATTCTTAGCATTGTCATAGAGTTCGATTTTCTTTATTTTTCTAAGATCAACTAATGGTTGTTGACTTGCCAGCACTGTCCAGCTTGCTCCACTGGTACTTGCTGTGAACAATCTCACTATCCCCTGATAGGTATTTGTTATATTGTTTTTATGGTAAGGAGATCCTACCAATAATTTTGTACCTACGCAGTCGATACTGTGACCGAATGATTCGTCTACTTGAAGATCGCTGTCAAGTTTTTCTGTTAAGAAATAGGTCTGATCTTTTTTATCAAATACGTACACACCGCCTGTGAATCCTTGTTCTACATAGAACCGTGTTCTGCTGTTGTCAAATGTTGTGCCTTCTAATAGATCAAAATTTACAGGGAATGGAGTTCTGGCATTTCTTGCCCCTATGGCTATCTTCGAACCGTCTGGGCTTACTGATACAGCAAATCCAAAATATTCGTTGGTGTAGATTTCATAACTCTGTAAACGCTGTTTAACACGGAATTCAGTCACTGGCTGATCTAATTCTAAAACATATACCGCACCTTGATCCTGATAGTTTACATCTGCCCTAGGACTGGCGACTGCCAGCATTGTGCCATTTGCATCTATGTCCATGCTGAATCCAAATTGATCACCTGTACTGATTACTAATCCGGAATCGATGTCAGTGAACGATGCCAGTGTTGCTGCGTTGATCATTTGAGTAAATTCATAAGAATCATACGCAGTCTTCTTATAAACAAATATCTTACCGCTGGAAGTTGTGGTACTGTCGCCCACTTGTTGCCAATTTGCACTGTCAGACGGATCTTCGTTATAGCTGCGATAAGTGCTGTCTGGTCCTAAAAGTCCGTCGCCTAATTGATAATATTGATATGCATCTCCCGGAGACCCTCGATGGCGTACTACTTCACCTTCGACGTATTCTACATCGCCGCGCCACACTCCTCGATAATTTGCAAAATACTGACCATCACTGTCAGGCGCACCAATAACTAATATGCTACCGTCTTTGTTCATGGCCATCGAGAATCCGAACAGATCGCCTTGCTTAACTAATTCTGCTTTTTGTGCATTAGTTAAAAGACCTGTAGTTGTAAACTCCATTGTAGAACCGTCGTCTTCCACAGAAATATTAGTCGGCAAAGAGCAGTGCGTAGATATATTATTGACCTTTAACCAGTTCTGTGACTCTAGGGTTATTGTGCTGCCGTCCGAGGTCGACCCGTCAAGGCTCTGCCATAGATTGCCGCGCACTGTTTCTAAAATAGGATCTTGTGCCGCTTGCCATACTATATCGCCTTGTTTGTACGAATCAAATAAGTTGTATATTCCTTTGTACAAAGGATTTTCCATGTGTATCCACTCTGTACCTGTATATTTGATAAGGTACACTCGACCTGTGTTATTATACGATCCTATAGCAGATACTGCTAGATAATATTCGTTACCGTTAACGCCTATTGTAATTTCTGATCCAAACTTTTCGTTGTCTGTGGGTCTTGGCGAAACAAATGCAGTGACACTGACATATCTTCCACTGATAAATTCATAAACCGCTACCATACCTTGCTGATAATATCCAGTGTTACGTCCTGATGTTTCAGCAGGTATAACTGTGGTGTGTGCAATCCAGTCGTCAGAGTTAATAGCTATCTGAGTGCTGCCATCTCCTAACCCTGCAAAATTTCCGTTGGCATTCAACGCTCTGTAAAGTCTGCCGCCATACAGTACAATATCACCTTGTTCATAGGCTAATTCAGTCTGCCATTCGCCCATGTATCTATTAATAACACCACTGGCGATCGGTGCTCCCACTACAAGGAATTTACCGTCTGGGCTGACAGCCATCTTTTCGCCGAACGAGCCTATTGCGATGTCAAAGAATCCGATAGGAGGTGCAATGATCTGTTTTAAGATTAACCCTGTAGGAGTTTCTACATAAACATTCACAAATCCCGAGCCCGGTATACTGCTGATTATGTGTTTATTAATATTGTCATAAATGACTTTAGACCCTGCAAGCAGCGGAGACGAGGTACCAAAATCTTCTATGGTTTTTGCAGTGTACAATTTATTTTTCTGCACTACTTCCCACAAATCATCGCCATTGTTATCTACGAATACCGTTGACTTATTTTTCAATAATGCTGCTGGATGCTGATCAACCGCTGCGTAATCTGCAAATCTTGCTAGGGTTAACAACTGAATATTAACCGTGGTGCTGGAATCTAACTCAGGATCATCAACGTCTGCGCTGACCACAACTGTTATTGTAGTGTTGGTTACTGCACTGACTTTAAAAAATCCGCTAAGGTTAACAATCTCACGGAATCCGATATACTCATCGACTGTCACTGAATGTGGTCTGTTCAATGTCAAGGTGACCGTAGTGTCATCTATACGTACTGCTTCACTAACAAATAGCAGTGGCGACTCATTGACTCGCAGTACTTGCCAGCTGTCCTGATTGAAAGTTACCCAAATATGATCGTTTTCATCGACTGTGGTTATATCAAGAGATGTTAACTGATCCAATGAACCGACCACATGTTGATATTGTCCTGAGCTAACATAACCGGCAGTGAATTCTGGTTCCAGATCCAACGTGGTTGGTAAAATATCTACAGTGTACGGGATCGGTGAAATTGTAAAATCATTAGCAGTAAATCTATAATACTGATCTAAGACGTTGGCTGTGTCATTGGCTGTTACCAGATGGAGTTGTGGGTTTAGTTTAAATTTATTCTTTTCAAGTTGTATTTCAATTTCCGAGAATTGATCAGTGCCGCCAAGTTGACCAAGACGAAATGCCCATTCTTCATTAAGTACGACACTGTCGGACCCCGATCTACTTAGTTTATTAAAAATTTTAGTTACACTGTTTGCGGTACCTTTTTCTCTAATAAATCCCTGATATAGCTGAAACTGGCTTACCGGATCTTCCGCAAGATTTTGTAGATAGTCTCGTTGTTGATAACCTATGGCATGTCTAGCCAATTCTCGTTGACTTTGATCTAGTCCCTGAGACGAAGTTTCAAAATAGTCACTGAATTGTTTTATCTTATAATCAAAATTTGACACCAGCTGTTTGACTGGTTTTGAATCTAGTTTTGACCAGTTGGCATCGTTAAATATTTCTGCACCTAATTGATTTACAAGGCTGGTCCAGTTGTAAGATTTGTAAGAAACAATATCTCCCAGTTTGTAATCTCGGAACGGTTGCCAAATCTGTATATCAACATTATCGAATAAAAATCCTGGGCTGGTATAGTCCCCGTCCCAATCCACTGTGCGGAAGGCCTGCATTTTAATACGGCCTTGACGATATCCAGTAGGCTTGTCATAGATTATGTCATTGAACACTGTGCGATCATCAAATACAGTAACGTGTTCTTTTATTACATAATGCAGTCTTGCATAATAAATGCCGTCAGTGGTATTTGTGGTTTCTATATCTAGGGATTGAAAACTTCTATTAATGTTAAGGAATCTTGGAGCCAGCGGAGTTCCGTCTCCCTTGAGAATCTGATAGTCATAAAAACCGTCAAGCAGATTGTCTGGTGTTCCTACAGGTATAGAAATTTTTAATTTTTGTGCAGATGGGCTTAGGGCAATAATAGCACCTAGGTCCCAATTGTGCTTAGACCAAAACATGAATTCTTTAGCAGCACTGAGCCAATCCTGGCTGGTAGCATTTTGAGGATCGTAACTATCAAATACAATACCCTGTGTTTTAAGATAGCTTTCATATCCTAACAATAGATCTACCACTTCCTGTATACTGGTCAGGAGTGTTCCATAACTGATTTGTTTTACAGTAATGGTGTTGAATATTCGTCTACGTTGCGCTTCGATTGCACCTATCTTAGGCACATTTCCTAATTTTTGCCATAGACTACGATCAAAGTCTCCGCTGCTGCGGTGAGTTTTTAATGCTCGATAAAAATTACTCTGATATCTTATCAAAGTACCGTTGTTATAATTCTTATCTTCTATCCAATCGGTAAATGCTTCACTGACTCCACCCACGGAGATTACGGGATCTTTACTGCTGGCCTGAGCCGGATGATAGTTAAAGTAAGGATGAATATCGTCATACCCTGCTACAATCCAGCCGCCTGATGTTTTTTCTAATCTCACACCACTGTAACTAACTGTAGATACTGGACTACTAATGTTAAACACAATATCGTAATTTTCTGGAGGGATAAAGATACTGGAAGTAGTTGCCGAAGGATTTTTCGAATCTAACAAATATTTTTGCTGTTGTTGATCCACAAACCCGCTCATTCTAAAACTCAAGGCCACATCTAATTTTTCTATTTTAACCTGCAGGCTATCCTTAGATAATCCTTGAGATGTAGTATAACTGGTTAGATATTTTACCAATCCAACTGCTGTAGAATCTGTCACGAAGGGTGCAATGTCTGCAATAGTCACAAACAACCCTGTGGTAGAATTTATGTACTGGTCTAATTTGTTTTTTATGATTCTTGATCTATCAAAATTGTCAGGGATATATTCGAATGGTTTCATCAAACACATAGCGGTAACAATTGCATATGGCCATTCAGAACTAGATCTCCATGCGTACTCTGCTGGACTTACATCCCCTAATACAAACGGGCCGCGATTGTTGATTAATGAAAAATCCTGTGCAAGATTAGAATCCAGCGGACTCAGTAACTTTCCGTCACCGTCTACAGGGATGTGTGAAACAAGGCCGGGCCGCTTGTATCTGTCATATCTACCAGCTCGAACGCCTTGTCGAATTATTCCAGCTTCAAGGTCTTCCCATAAAACTAAATTGTTACTGGTATACGGTGCTGACCCGTATTCTGCCTGCCACCAAGAAGGTCGCTGACTAAACCCTAACATCTCCCAAGGGCAGCGATGCGGTCTATCAGTGTCATAGAAATGCTGATACACTCCTCTCCACCAGCCAGGGATATTTTTAGTTTTAGTGGGGTCTGACATGTTGGAATACGTATAGGTAAATGAGTTTTCGCTGTCGAAATACTCATTTGTTGTATAATTGATATTGGTATTCTGAATCCATTTTAAAAAATCTTGTACCACAATCATATCTA